TGGGGGTGGGCTTTGTCATTGATTTGGTGAATAGTACCCGATCGCCCATGATTCATTTAGTGAATGGCGGACATAAGTTTGGTGAATGGTCCGATACTGTACGTATATACAGTATAAAATAAAGCGAAATAATGGCAAAAATAGCTTGACAATCGCTGAAAATAGCTAGAACCGCCTGAGTGCCCGTGTAAGCTGTTATTTTACTTTAGTGTGGCATAGGTATTGCTAAAAATAGATCTCACTTTCGCTATATTTTCCATTGACAATAAAGTAAAATTATTTTATACGCGTGCCCGCTCTTTTAATCCGCGAAAATAAAGTAAAATAATAGTTTACTAATACTGTTTTTCGTGTATTATGTAATTCAGTACTAAATTAATCCAATAACTTAAAGGTTTCTAAATGACTAACTTATTAATAGCTCTTCCTATTGCTGCAATGATTTTATTTATAACTATTGTGGTCACTATCGAAGAGTATAGAGAAGGCGAACTTGTGCAAGCTGTGGTTACAGTTATCACTATTTTACCCATCGTATATATGTTTGTATTAATGGCTTTTATAACTAACTAACTAACTAACTAACTAACTAACTAACTAACTAACTAACTAACTAACTAACTAACTTTAAAAGGTAAAACAAAATGAACATTGTGACCAATTCAAAATTAATCAAATTATTTGATTTAGAGAAACCTTTTCCCTTCACGACTACAAACAAACTAGGCCAATATATAGAATTTTTTGAGCATCCCCAGCTTGGAGACAGCGCATGTGTTTATGGTCGAATTAATGGTGTCTATTTTAATACTACATTTTTTGACCTAGATGACATGATAGCGGATGACGGTGAATATAAACCGCATTTAATAGATGATAGAGTCCTTTGCGGATTTGAATTAGATAGACTTTAAAACAATAACCAAGCACCCAAATTTGGGTGCTATAACTTAAAAGGTAAAACAAAATGAGAAATTATAAAGGTTATACAATCCAGAAAAACGGCAGTTATTATTCTATATATATTGGCGCTTGTTTAATCGAGCGTAATATAAACAGTTTAGAACTTGCCCAAAAATCAATTGACATATTCACGGGGAAATAAAATGAATAATTATCAAAAAGGAGCTGCTATTGTTTATTACGCGACCACTCGCCAGAATATAGATAAAATATCTAGTTGTATTAGGCATTACAGCAATGGAGATGACCCCACCATAGTAATTATGGTTCAAGATTATCTTGAGGGAGTCGACGAGGGTGAAACAAGTGGCGACCTAATAGAGCACACGCTAGGGTTATCTGATGGGGAAATCATGCATAACGTAAATACTCAGATAATTATTATCCATACATAAACTAAAACTAAAACAAATAAAACCAACTAATAACTTAAAGGTAAATAAAAATGTCAGAACTAAAAACTTATAACGGTAACATCGCAGCGCGCTCAGATTATCAAGCTAAAAGCGCACGACTAGCAATAGCGCGCGCAAATCAAGAGCGCGAAAACAAAGGCCAATACATAACACTAAATATTGGGCTAGAGAATAACCCACTAGACTATGCAGATATTATTTATTTGACTAATGTATTGTTAGATTCCTTTTATAGTGCGTCGCGAATAGAGGAAGGCATTTATAATGGTGAACTGGAGCGTACATTGATACTGCGCGCGCACGTCAAAAAAGACATGCTTACAACCCAAAGCAAAATAACGTTATTAACGCTCGCATTAGATCAAGAGTGTATAGCATTGCAGTACGATGACGGATTAAGCGCATTAGTATACTCGCCATTATTCACCGGCGAAAAACTTGTTTTCAATAGTGATTATTTTTTGACAATTGGGGGAGCAAAATGAGCAAAAAAACGTACAGAAAAAATTACAACGTAGGTAAATGTAAGTACTTACTTAGTTATCATGACGGCGAAAAAACACACGGCGACGGCTCACCATTTTTTGATGTCGCATTATTTAGCAATAAAAAACTTTTTTTAAAACGTGAGCGCGAGTTATTAGCTGAGGGATATAGTTATGCATAAATTATCAATAGTAGACCTAAGTGATAGACAAATAAAAAACCGCCTTTTGTCGTGGTACAATGCAGCAAGTGATGACCAAATAAACCGCGGAATAAGTTGGTACAGCGAGGCGCAAGCATTCACGCAAACTCTAGCCAAGCAATTCAAAATAGAGCCTTATGTGGCGGCCTGTGTGGTCTCGTGTTTAAGCCCTAGCGTCAAATGGTCGCGCAATAAGATAGACGCGTTTAATATTATCGAAGCGTACACAAAAGGCAATGACCCGCACGCGGTAACCGTTTGCACTTATGGACAAAACAAAACTAAAGCTATTAAAATACTAAACGAGCAAGCCCAGCTTTTAAGCGTATCACCTAAAACACACAGTTTTGCAATGAACATCGCTAAACTATCACGCGACCATGTAACGGTTGATAGGTGGCATATGCGCGCATGTACTATCGCGCACAATGGCAAGCACCGCGCAGTAGTTGAATCGCCCACAGCTAAGCAATACAGACGTGTAGAGCGTATCACCGCAGAACTTGCGCATCAAATCTGTATTGCGGGTTTTGAATTACAGGCCGTGATTTGGCTAGTCGTTCGTGAAGGCTGGAAATTATGACGCGCCAATATAAGGACGCGATAAGCTCAGAGCACAGCAAACCCATCGGAATAATTGAGAGCATACTATTGATATTTATTTGGGTTTTGCTCGCATTGCTAGGAATGCGCCCAAAGGAATAACCAAGCCCTAAAATGTTTTAACCTATACCGCCCAAATTGGGCGGTTTTTTTTGCCTAAAATTTACGGGTCCGTAATTGGACCAAAACGGCCCGCGAAATGGAAAAAAAGAAATAATGGACATATGTCAAGCACGGGGACCCTGAAAATTTTTTTTCGATCGTGGGCGCAGATTGAGCTCGATCTCTCAATATTTTTGGCGCTCTCATGGTACCACCTCAAAAGCCCTTATGAATCAAGGATTTACAGCCCACCTAGAAATCAGCAGGCACGCCAGTTCCCGAGAACCCGCGGTCCGCCATGGACCTAGAAATAAATTGTACAAAAACATAAACCTTTTATAATCAATCACTTGCATCGAGTAACAAACCGTGCTCTAATATGGTTCTATGAAGGAATACCCACATATATACGGGTATTCCTACCAAAGCCCGCTCATAATGGGCTCTTTCATATGACTCCTCCTTGTACAGGCACCCTCGTTGTTCGCGCAGCGGGGGTTTTCTGTTTCTGGGGGAAGAACAAATAAAGCGGGGTACCGCGCACAAGTTAGGTGGTAACAGACACTGCCAAGAATAGAAAGGTCTAACCCGAGGGAACGGATTGCCAAGGCTCTGCGCCTTTAATGGAATAACCCGAGGTAATGGATTGCCAAGGCTATGGGCCTTATGCTTGATGACTTGTCTCGTTACCACCTTACACCACAAGGGCACTGATTATGCAATACAGCTTGGATAAACTAGTTACAGGACAACCCTACCAAAAAAGGGTGGTCTTGACAGGACTCCTAGTTAAAGGGGAGCAGTTTAAGATAAGCGATAACGCAGTAGTCACTGCTCGCATTAGAGCTACCGTTGGCACGCTAGCTTACACCGACTGGCGCACATTAACTAAGAACGCTAATCGGGAGGATGACTGGGATATATCGGTCATCGATCTAAACCTACCTGCCGTGGACACCACGGAGGTCCCCGCAGAACCCAGTGTTTTAATTGATGTGAGAGTAGTTGGTCCGTACGTCGAAGCAGACGGAACAGACAGCGCTGATACTTTTGATAAGACATGGACTTACATTGTTAGCGTAAGTCAGGGAGCAGCGTAACATCCAACACACGGTCATGTATGGAAACTTTTTCAGTCAACAGGTTAGCCCAGCTAACTGGAGTAGATAGACGAACATTAATCAAGTATCTTGTAGGATACGCTCCAGACAAAAAGTCTGCGAAGCGGGAAGAGTACTCGTTTAAGACAGTCGCTATAGCACTATCCGTTATGCCCTCTTGGAAGGTCAAGGGAGCAGACGCTGGGGGAATAGAGAATGATCCAGATAAGATGGATCCTAAGGACCGTAAGGATTGGTACGACGCAGAGAACAAGCGCCTCGCGTACGAGAAGCATTGCGGGGAATTGATACCCGCGGAAGAAGTACGGGACGTAGTAGCGGAAGCATTTAAGATGTTAGTGTTCGCACTAGATACGCTTCCAGACAGAGTAGAGCATGAGGTTGGGTTACAGCCTGATCAGTTAAAGGTGTTCCTTGCATCGGTAGATGACGCAAGACAATCTTTGGCACATAACCTTCAGCACTTCCTTGATCCCGATGGGGAGGAAGTGTCGGAGGAAGTTCAGGGTGATTAATAGCTTCGCCACAGCTAGGGCAACCCTAGCCAGAACGGTCGACGTAATACGTCCTCCGAAGAGATTAACAGTTACAGAGTGTGCTGAAGAGTACGTTTATCTTAAGGATGAGGCGTACACAGGTTATTACAATTCTAGACTAGCTCCCTTGATGAGGGAACCAGCGGACGCCTTGACCTCTAGGTTTTACGATAGCGTGATTCTAGCGGCGGGTGTACAGAACGGTAAGACTCAATCGGTGATCCTTAATGGAGCCGCACACAAGATCATAGCGGATCCAATGGATGCGATGATCATTGAAAAAGATATGGCTTCCGCAGGGGATTTCTCTGTAAGGCGCCTTGATCGGATGATTGCAAACTCCGACAAATTAAAGAGCCTGTTACTTGCTGGTAGATCAGCAGATACAACATGGCGGAAGAAGTTTAAGACGGGGCAGCTACTTAACGTTGGTTGGCCCAGTAAGAATCAGCTAGCGGGCAAGCCTATTGGCTTTATGCTAGGAACCGATTACGATCGGTGGCCTGATGATATCGGCGGAGAAGGATCTGGTTTCGATCAGATGCAGAAACGTACGACCACGTACATGAGTAAAGCCATGTGCGCAGTAGAGAGCACGCCTTCTAAGGAGGTTGATGATCCTACATGGAAGCCCTCCGAGGATAGACCTCACGAGGCACCACCAACCAAGGGTATCCTTGGTTTGTACAATACGGGAGACCGTAGAATGGTTTACGCTAAGTGCCCTCATTGCGAGGAGTACTTTAGACCGAGCCCTGATCCAGATGAGTCGATGTACTTACCCCCTCATGAATCAGTAGAGGAGCGTGCGGCAGGAATAGCTTTGATATGCGCGTTGTGCGGAGAACACATAACCCGTGACCAAGAGAAGGCTTTTCGTTTAACAGGAACTTGGTTAAAGGAAGGGCAGACGATTGATTCGGAGGGTGTTAAGCACGGAGAAGGAAGAGTCTCTAAGAGAGCAAGCTTCTGGTGCGCTGGATGGTTCGCAAGTTTTAATAGCTGGTTTGACATAGGGTTAACCTACGCCAGAGCAGAGGATCAGTACGAAAGAACGGGCGACGAAGACTCGCTTAAGAACGTTTACAACCAAGAGTTCGTTCACCCTTATGTACCGAAATCTAGAAGATCACAATCTACGGATTTCGCGCTGCTTAAGGAACGTGCCTTGGATATAGAGAGGTTCACTGTTCCAGACGGAGTTAGGACCCTGATCACAGCTGTCGATGTACAGGGTGGTAAGGGATCTAGATTCGAGTTTGGTATGTTCGGGATGGGAACAGAAAACAGGGCGTGGTACCTTGATAGGTACACCCTGACCGAGACCGATCGAGAAGGCAAGACGGACAGAATACAGCCCGCGGTTTACGAAGAGGATTGGTCCCTGCTAGACGCAAAGATCAACGCTACTTATAAACTTAAGGACGGCAAGGAGTTGATGAATCACTTCCTAGTTGTGGATTGTGGCGGCGAAGCGGGTGTTTATGATAACGCTCTTAGCTGGTACAGAAAGCTCCCTATGTCCTTGAAAAGAAAGTGTTTTCTGGTCAGAGGTATGGGCGGGGACAGCGTTAAGAAGAATATTAAAGAGAATCAGGACAAGGTAATTCTAAGCTGGCCTGATTCCCGAAAGCAAACTGGACAGAGGAACGTTTCCAGTAAGGGCGATGTGCCAGTTCTGATGATCAATACGGATCGTTTTAAGGACGACATTGCTGGTCAGTTGGACAGAGATTTCGATGGTTGGGGGTTCGTACAGTTCCCCAAGTATTTCAAAGACAGACACTACGAAGAGCTGCTTAACGCGGAGATTCGAGAAGCGAAGGGTTGGGTACAGATAAGAGGCAAGGCAAATGAATCACTGGATTTATTCGTTTATGCACTAGCCGCTTGGCACCAACTCGGCGGACACAGTATTTCGTGGAACAGACCTCCCTTATGGGCGGCGGACATGGAAAAAAATAGTAACGTAGTCTCCGCTGGAGTTAGGCGAAGTGTGAAGGCGCGACCTTATAGGAGGGTACATAATGCAGGTAGATAATTATACTGAGTCGGATTTAAGGTATCTCCAAGAGGCAATAGCTGCTGGTGAACTTAAGTCAAAGCATCAGGATCGGTATGTAGAGTATAGAGATCTGGATGAAATGCTTCGTATTGAGCAGAGAATTATTGCTTCTCTACAGAGTAAGGATTCTCCATCTAAGAGTCGCGTGCAGTCCTTTAGACTTAACATCAGCTCGGGGTTATAAGGATGGGTGTTATAGCGGATTATATTCTCGGACGCTCTGCAGAAGCAGCTGTTGAGGAGACCCCCAAGCAGAACTCTCGTAGCACGCATAACGTATCAGCTAGTAGAGGAACACGCTCTGCAGTAATGGCAGGCAAGCCAGCGGGCCCGAACTCGGCGGTTAGCCCTGAGCTTCGACTATCTCAGGATAGAGCTAGAGACGCGGTTCGAAATGGCCCTTATATTAGCAACGGATTACGGTCCCTAGTTAAGCACGAGATCGGCACAGGTATAACTTGTACGTTTGAGAATGAGGACGAGAACCTTCGGGACGAGCTTAACAGCTTGTGGAAGGAAAGCATACCTACTATGTTCGCGGAACATGTGGGGCACTTGTACGCTGCACAGAGACTAATAAGTCGGGGCAGAAATGAGGTAGGGGAGATCTTTATAAGACGTCGCAGAAGACCCGCTTATAAAGGAATGGCTGTTCCTATGCAGTGCCAGTTACTTGAGTCAGACATGTTGGACCCAACGTTCAACAGAACTCTTAATAACGGCAACCAGATTATATCTAGTATAGAAATGAATACTAGCGGCGAGAGGATAGCTTACCACTTCTTTAAGAAGCATCCCTCGGACAGAACATTTGGTACCTTCACTAGTGAGGGTACCCAGAGAGTAAGGATATTAGCGAAGGATGTTATCCATCACTACATACCCTTGCGAGCAGGTCAGCTTAGAGCGTTACCCGTGTTTTCTTCGGGTATATTCAAGAACTCTAACCTCGAAGCGTATGATGATTATGAGTTGGAGCGCAAGAAAAACAAAGCATCCTTCACGGGTACCATTGAGCGCGAAGCGAGATACGACCCAGCGACTGGAGTACAGATAGATCCTTTAACAGGAATACCATTTGATATGGGGGATGAGCCCTTACCATCGGTGTCTTTTCAGGCGGGATCAATAACCCAGTTAGGTGATGGTGAAAACCTGAACTTATTTGATGGTGAGTCGGGTGGAGAGTTCTACGCGGACTATATGAGACAGCAGCTTATGGCTATCTCTGCATCTTTCGGTGTTCCTTATGAGCTCGTTACGGGTGATTGGAAGAGCGTTAATGATCGTATTTTAAGAGCGATACTTAATGACTTCCAGAGAGAGATTGAGGCAGTCCAAGAGATTTATTTAATACAACAGGTTCTTGAGAAGATCGCTGAATGGTGGTTGGATGAGGCGGTGTTTAGTGGAGCTATCAGTCTTCCAGATTACGCGAACAAGAAAAAAGAATATCTAGCCACAGACTGGCGCCCGCAGGGTTGGGCTTATGTACATCCTTTACAGGATGCTCAGGCAGCTGTAGCAAGAATAGAGGCGGACCTAAGTACTCACGAGAAAGAAGCTCGAAAGCTTAATTGTGATTCCGCGAAGGTACTCGAGGCTAACATAGCTCACGCCACTCGTAAAAAACAATTGATGAGCGAGAACGATCTCCTTGTAGAGGAGAAAGAACCCGCCGAAGAGGATGAGGAGAAATAAATGAAGCACCTTAATTTAGCGGGGCGGATCTTTAATACCCCTTTGTTGGTTGAGCAGGGATACCTAGCAACATTCGTCGCAGCTTTTGCGGCGAAACAACCAGATTATAATTTAGAAACAATCGCTCTATCTGATGGAACCGAATTGACTCCTATGGAAGCAATGCACGGTGCTCCGAAAAGATCAAGAGCGGAGAGTTACACGGTACACGAAGGTGTGGGTGTTATCCCTATCAGCGGGACTCTGGTTAATAAGGGTAGTCAGATACCCAGTAGCTCGGGTATGCAAGGATACAATGGGATACTCGGATTATTCTCGAGCGCACTGAACGATCCAAGAGTAGAGTCGATTGTATTAGATATCGATTCAAGCGGAGGAGAGGTTGCTGGTTTATTTGAGCTCTGCGATCTTATCGCGGTCTCTAGAGACGAGAAGCCTATCGCCGCTTATGTGGGAGAGACAGCTTGCTCAGCAGCGTACGCTATAGCGTGCTCCGCGGAGACGATCTATATGCCCCGAACGGGGGTAGTAGGTTCTATTGGTGTGGTAGTAGCTCACCAAGATATGTCCGAGAAATTGGCTAATGAGGGAGTTAAGGTAACTCTCCTTCATGCAGGAAAGCACAAGGTTGATGCTAATCCGTTCGAAGCATTATCCGACGAGGTGAGAGCCTCGATACAGACTAGGATTGACGAAACGAGATCAATGTTCGTTGAGCTGGTTGCAACAAACCGTGGACTACCTACGCAGACTGTGATGGACACAGAGGCGCAGGTGTACACTGGAGCGAGAGCAGTTGAGCTTGGCTTGGCTGACGAAATTATGTCATTTAACGAGGTTATTACAACTATGACTAAGAAAACTAATCAGGGCGACCAAGCCGCTAATACCGCTATTACTGGCGCGAACGCAGCTGAAGACGCTCCCATACAAACAAGCAAGGCGTTCGATGCAATGGCTATCGTGAACCTATGTGAAGAAAAAGCAGCGAGTCACCTCGCAGGCTACTTCATTAAGCAGGGCGCTAGTGAGGATACCGTAAAGGCTTCCTTAGACACGTTAGGTAAGTTGAGCGATAAGCTTACTGCCGCTGGGATGGATGCTGCACAAGTAGCCGCTATCTCTGCGCATTTTGCTGATCCAGCGGAACTAGCGGGCGCTATCATCAATTCCTTGAAAGAGGAAGCTGATATCAGTACAGCTATTTCAGAGGAAGCGGAAGCGGACAAAAAGAATGCTGACACTGGAATGACTGCCGCACAAGAGACAGCTCTTTTGTACAGCTTCCAAAACAAAACTAACAAGTAATCGGACGGAGAAAATAAATGACTGTTCTAACAGAAAGTAATCATGAGGGTGAGTTTGTTGTATCACTTGCGAACGGAAAGCGTTCCTTTACGGAAGGCGCTCCAGAGGCGGCATTCGACGCACCAGCTGCGAAAGTAGTTAGCGGCACTGTCGTACAATTAACAGCGGGCGAGTGGAAGGCTGTTGTGGATTTAGATACGGACCCAGTTGGCGTGCTCTACACAACTATCCCACAGGGCGAGACTTTGGTCCAAGTTGCTGTGATCGATAAGGATGCTGAGGTAGCCCTCGGCAGACTAACATTCCCATCAGGATTTGATGCGGGCAAGATAACAGCTGCTACCGTGCGCCTTGAAGCGCAGGGCATCAAAGTAGTTTAACAAGGAGAAAATCTAATGGCACAACCAGACATTTTTAATAATGATGCTTTTAGCATGCGTTCACTTACGCTTGCTATCAAGAAGCAAACGTATGTTCCGACTCGATTGTCGGAGCTCAATTTATTTGAGGCCCGTGGTATTGATACCACTACTGTCTCTATCGACATTGCGCAGGATGCGGTTCGTTTAGTACCCTCGCAAGCTCGCGGTTCAACGCCTACTACTGTTGTAGGCACTAAGTACGAGTCTCGTCCTTTCAGCACGATCCACTTACCACAGCGTTCGAATATTCTTGCAGCACAGCTTCAAGATATCCGTTTGTTCGGTGAGGAAGGCGGTCCATCAAACGCAGCTCTTCAGGCTAAGATCGATGAGCTGTTGATGGATCACGTAAGTAACATCAACCTAACAATGGAGAACCTTCGTTTAGGCGCCATTAAGGGTACGTTGCTCGACGCGGACGGCTCTTCTGTTATCTTGGATATCCATAATGCTATGGGTACTACCGAGACTCAGTTTGACTGGGATCTTGATACGGACGCCACAGACATTCGTAACCAATGTATGGCTTTCAAGCGCTTGGTTGAGTCTAAGCTAGGTAAGGTCGGTTACAGAGGTCTTCGGGTTCTTTGTGGCGCTGATTTCTTCGATGCGTTCACCTCTCACCCATTGGTCGTAGCTTCTTGGAATCGTTTTAACGAGTCCTCTATGCAGCGCGATGATCTTCGTAACGGCTTTACTTATGCGGGCATTACGTTCGAAGAGTATCGTGGTGGTGAAGGCGTTACTATCGAGGCGGACGAAGCTTGGGGTTTCCCAGAGGGCGTTCAGGGTATGTTCATTGAGCGCTATGCGCCAGCGGACTACATGGAAGCTGCGAACACTATGGGTATTGATTTTTACTCTAAGTCTGAGCCGATGCCTTTCGACAAGGGTATCACTATCGAGACGCAGAGCAACCCGTTGGTTCTAAATACTCGTCCTAACGCGGTTGTCCGTGGTGGTCAGAACGCTGCTGTAGTTGCGGCTTGGTAGTAAATAATGGCACGCCGTGAGAGAAGGGTAGCTAGAAGTGTCTTTAGGCAACATAGCACTCAGGGCGTGTACATTGATCGTGATGGGGAGGAGACACCTGTTCGTATAACTACGCAGGTGTCGATTACTCTTGATGGAGAGTACCAAGAAATGATTTATCAATCTGATATGGTACAGGTACTGACAGAGGAGCTTCCCCAACATGATACCTCTAGATCCAGAATCACTTGTTTAGAAACAGGCAAGGATTACACACTGGGAAGAGAGGTGATGGACGATGGGTATATTCGAACCATCGAGGTAGAGCCAACGTAATGTTTCAGTTCAGGGCAGACGACACAAAGAAATTGGTGCAGTTGTATGGCGCTAAGAATGTGAGCGACGTTAGTCGACGCGCCTTGAGAGACACTGGCAATAAGACTAGGACAGCTGTAAGTAAAGAGGTCCGTAAAGTATATAATGTTTCGGCAGCTAAGGTTAGGGAGAAATCCTTCTTGGCTAGAAGCTACGGGACAAAAGAACAAGTAGATCTTGTTTATAAAGATAACCGACCGAACCTAGGTAGGTTCGGGACCGCCGCCAAGTCAAGCCCTCGGGTTAAGATTAAGAAGACGGGTGGCACGAAGGTTGTTAAGGGTGGTTTTAGACTACTCGGAAGAGGAACGGATGAGCTAATTTGGAAGCGCTTGAGCGCAGCCGAAGCAGCCTCTCCGAAGTACGCTGGAAGGAAGGTTAAGATCAAGGTTCTCAGAACGATAGCGGTACCAGAAATGGTTCGTTCTTTATCGGGAGGAGGGGTCCTTCAGAAGGATATACAGGCACACTACGATAGTCGTTTTGATTATCATTTTAGAAGACGGTTGGGGTTAACCTAGTGTTAGATAACTATAGCTTTGCAGAAGAGATTCGGGCGGACATGGAGGAGTACTTCAAGGTCTTCGATCTAGCTACTTTTCAGGAGCCCGCGGAGTCGGTCATGAGAGACCTGCCAGCCTGTTATATGCAGCCCGTTTCTTCCGTACCGAGAGGTATGACGGTGTATGACGGTACTGAGGAGCAAGCGAGCGAGGACAATGTAGCGTTTATAATTTTCTGCAAGGTGGGGGATTTGTTCCACGCACGAAAACACCTAAACAAGGTTGTTCGGGCTAGTGGGATTCGTCCCAACCCAGAGCAGACGGATATCCCTAACCACGCGATGGTTTACGTATCGGGGGATATCGTCACAGTAAGGGGATCAACCTATCACTGGGTTGAGGTCTATAAAACTTATTCACTAGGAGGCTGTTAATGCCAAAAATTTATAGAAACAAAAAGGGGGTACTTGTTAAAGAGAGCACCCTAGGTTGCGAAGAGTGCGGTTTTGATATCGTTGCAGCCACCAAGATCGAGGAACCAGTTGTGGAAGCAAAGGTCTCCGAGAATAAATCAGAGTTGTCTGAAGACGCCTCTCAAAAAACCAAGTCAGCCACTACTAAAAGAGGTAAGTAATGACAACCAATATAAATGATAAGTCGAAGGCACTGTACTTCGAAAACCAAGCAGCTGTTGACGTCAAAGAGACCTTTGATGCGACGGACATTATCCGTACCTCTAATCTCGAAGCGACCATCTATGATGGTGAGACAGTTACTATCGATTATGACGGCGGCTCTGGTCGTAACGCACTAACCAAGCACACTACCCAATACAATAAGTTCAGTTTTGAAATGGATCTTATTGGTGGCGGCGATGCTGGCGCGGGTGAGATTAATGATCCACCTGCAGCTGACGTTATCCGAGCTTGTGGCTACGATATGGCTCTCGCTACGGGCGAAGCGGTGTTCACACCTTCGGATCGATCTAACATCGATATGGCTAGCCTCGGCATGGTTCGACGAGTAGCTACTAACGGTGTGGGAGATTACAAGGTTTACCGCTACGACACATACAATGCTCGCGGACAACTGGGTATTAGTCTGAGTGATGATCGCCCTAAGTTCGTTGTTACGGACATGACGGGTGTTTATGAGCGACCTGTAGAGGTTGCCTCTACTCCTTTAGGAACCACTGTTCCAGCTATCACAGCTAGCCCAGTAACGTTCACTAACGGATCATTTAATACTCTGACCTTTAATAGTGAGACGCTCTGCGTACACTCTTTCAACATACCTAATCTTGGTTGGTCGGTTGTTCCGATCGATAAGCCTAACTGCGCCGATATTAGTCTGCAAGAAGAGAAGATCTTAATCGATATTACCTTCAAGCAACTTGATTTTGATGGTGTAGCTAATCCTTTTGAGTGGGCAGAGGATCACATCCAACAGAACTTCTATGATCTTGTATTGAGCATGGATAATCGTGTTGGGCATATCTTCAAGTTGAACGCAACTGGCAAATTGATGGGTCTCTCTGAGGTCGCTCTAGAGGATGGTAATGTTGGTCTTCAGGGTCAGATTGAAGTTCAAGATGACACGATTGATTTTGGTTTCTACGCCGCGTAAGTAGTGTAGAGTGGGGGGAGTGTTGTTGACCGTGACACTCCTCCCACATCCTTATTTCACGGTCAAACGGTAAACGGTGTTGTTATGTCAAAATTTAAATTACGTGGATTTGAGGAGCATGTAAATGTTCCTGTCACGGTTGAGCTCGCGGAAGATAAGACCGTGGAGTTCACTGTAACCTTTAAACGTGTGGATCGGAAACGCTTGGAACAAGTTGTTCGAGATACACAGGAGCTATCGGTTCGGGCAAGAGATCTGGAGCAGAAGAAAATACTGGCTTCCGATCAGAAGGCTAGAATGGAGATCAATAAAGATATTGAGAAGCTCGGTGTGGAGGGACAGAAGTTCATTATGGATGGTGTCGTTGGTTGGAAAGAGTATTACGATGCTGATGATAAAGAGGTTCCTTTTAGTAGAGCTATTTTAAAACAGTTCATGGATCACCCAGCATATTACCGCGCATTTGATGCGGCTTTCTGGAGTGCTACTGGTGAACGCTTAAAAAACTAGCAGGGGCGGCACGCTTCCTCTGCGGAGCCGCTGTTAACCGAGCCCGAGAGAAGGAACTGGACGACGAACTCGAGGAAGCGGTATTTATGGGTGCGGATGAGGAAACTTATCGTGCTCAGCAAACGGATCGAAAGGCCCTCACGGATTTCGAACTATATGAGGAAAACCTTGAATCCTTTATGGCGTTCAAGCAGGTAATGACACAAATGCGCTATGTATCTGGGACCAAGAGGACGGTTCCTACGGGACTAGATTATAGCGCGGTGTTAGCTTACCTAAAAGCTTTTTACCCTGTTAAAAAACTTCGTAAAGAAATTATGGAGGACATACAGGTAATCGAAAACGAATATATAAGAGCAAGCCATGAGTAGAACAGTATACGAGCACCTCCTTCGATTAACGGGGGAAAACGCAAGTATGGTGCGAGCGGCAGATGGATCTACCGCAGCAATCAAAAGGCTTGACGAATCATCTAGAAAGGGGCAAAAGTCCTTAGATAGATATAATCGTTCGATGCAGGTGGGTACGAATGCCTCCAGCGCTTTTGCTAAAGCGTTTGGGGGTATCTCCATTGGTCTCTTAGCAAGAGAGGCTATACGTGCCGCCGATTCAATGACCCTATTAGAGGGTCGTTTAAGACTAGTCTCCAGCGGTAACGCTGATCTGGTCGCAACTCAGAGAGAGCTACTCGCTGTCTCCCAAGATTCTCGCGCCTCGATCGAGGCCACTACCTCCTTTTACGTTCGCTTAAAGCAACGATTAGGGGACGTCACGACGGGCTCATTGCAGCTCTCGGAAATCACAGAGCTTGTGTCCAAGTCTCTAAAAATTGGTGGTGCCTCCGCCAAAGAAACCTCTTCTTCCCTTCTCCAGTTAAGCCAAGCGCTTTCATCTGGTTTGCTTCGCGGCGACGAATTCCGTTCTCTATCTGAGAACGCGGTTGGTCTTATGGACGCGATCGCTAAGGGTGCCAACAAGACACAGGCAGAGCTCCGTGCTATGTCTATCGAGGGTAAGCTAACCACCGAGCTGATAATGTCAGCTCTCGCCAAATCCGCTCCAGAGATCCGCAGACAGTTCGAGCAGATCCCTGTTACGGTTGGCGATGCTTTACAACGCGCACAGAACGTTGTTATCACAGGCATCCAAAGCATCAATAAGGAGTACGGGGCTACCGATAAGGTTGTGTCTATTATAGGTGCTCTGACGGAAAACGCGGATCTTTTGGGGCAGGCTTTTATCGGGCTGGTTTCAATAAAGGTCGCTAAGACTATGGATAGTTGGGGGAAAAGTATCGCCTCCAATATTGCGGCTACCAGAGCACAGAAAGCAGCAACACTAGAGAACCAGAAAGCGATGGTGGCGGAGCAAGCCACGATGGTTCGAAGAACCGCTGCTGTAAGGGCGAGCCTAGTTGCCGAAGGCGAATCACTGGCGGTAAAGATACGTCAGATCGAGGTTAACCTAACAAGGGCTAAGACAGAAGCTGCGGTAGCTACCCAAACAGCTCGACTAACCGTTTTAGAGAAGCAGGCGACCGCTAACAGAGCCTCTCTAACAGCCGCTACGGGAGCGCTCACTGCGGCACAAGCAGCGCAGGCGGCAACTAACCGAACACTAGCAGCAACCACTGGTTTCGTTAGCGCTGCGATGACACGCCTTAAGGGGGTAATGGCGTTCCTAGGTGGACCACTAGGACTTGTTATGCTCGCGGTACAGGCGGCGTACATGTTTGATGTTTTTGGTGATGGGGTAGACAACATAGACCTCACCACAGAGTCGTTAAATAAACTCGCCGCCGCTGAGAAAGCGCTGACCGAGCAAAGCTACCAGACACTGCTCCAAGAGCAGGAACTGATTCAGAACAGAATCAAGCGCATCGAGCTAGACGATCTCCAATCGGAGGCTTCTTTACAGGAGCTGAAGTTGCTGACCGAGAAGGAGAAGCTTGTCGCAGCAGCGATCCTTCAAACGGAGGCGGGAGCGGAGGCGGCGGTCCAAGAAGCGATAGCAACGGCACAACTTGCGGAGAAAAAACTTGCCGAAACAGAAGCCCGCTTCGAGAACAACCACGCTATTTACGGGGAGCTAAAAGCCAGTAAGGACCTAAAGATTGCTTCGGATGCTGTTTTAGCAGCCTATGAAAATCTCTCAGCTGTGCAGGAACGGAAGCGTAAAGCGAGTGAGGGGGACACTGCGTCAACAGAGGAACTAGTGTCCCTCTACATCGCGGAAGCGGGTGAGATAGCGAAGCTCCGTACTCAACGAGAAGGGTTACTCGCGCTCCAGAAAGATTCTGTCGCGATGGATAAGATCGGGGCGGACGGCAAGAAGGCACTCGCCAACGATATAGAGGAGCTCAACAAGAAAATAGATCAGAGCTCTAAGAAGAAAAAGGTAGAGCTCTCTGTAACAGAGGAGCTGGAGAAAAAGGAAGCCGATCTTCGAAAAGAGATTGCTTTACTCGACGCAGCTCACAAAGCTTCTGGTAAGGAAGTAAGTGTTTATAGTGTTAAGTTAAAGGCGCTGCGCACAGAACTCGCTAAGCACACTGGAGCCACTGAGGATGTAGAGAAGGCTGTAGAGGAGCTAAGCGGTAAGTATAAGTCGGGAGAGATCGACGTCGCTCAGTATGAGAAAGCACTCAAGGCTCTACGCTTAACACAGGCTCAGGTTGAGGGAGCAATGCGCTCCAGCGGAGCGGCTACGGAGCTCGCGGGGAAGGCTCTGAAAGAGCTTAACATAGACCAGCAGAACCAGCTAAAAATACAAAGAATATCCGCTAGTGAGGGAGCTGTTGCAGCGGAGGTTTACAAGACTCTTAAGGACGTTGCTGATAAGTACGGCATTAGTATCGCGGAACTAGAGACGAAGTACCCTGCACTAGTAGCTCAGCAAGCGGAGTTCATTGCCCAGAGAGAGGGTATCGAAAAACTCAACTCTGCTATCGAAGGTTTCAGCAAGGGACTGATAGACACGATCGTTGATGGTGAGAGCGTAGAGGATTTCTTTAAGGACCTCTGGAAGAGGATGGTTAAGGATTTCTTAGCCTCTGGTTTAATTCAATTACTTCGCTCGTTCTTCAACGGAGGCACCCTAGACTTTAGTGGTTTCAGTATAGGAAACTACTTTAACAATAGCGGTTTCGGGGGGAACAACGCTGGCGGTAACACAGGAGGCTTCAACCTAGGCGGAAATAGCGGTACAGGAAACAACTCACTCGGAGGATTAGCGAAGGACTTTGGTTCTTATATTGGTCTGAGTGAGCAACAAACGGGCGCGGTATTAGGAGGAGCGGCAGCAGCCTTTGGTCTCTATGCGGGGTACCAGCAGATAACGGGAGGCAATAAGGTTTCTGGTGCGGTCCAGATGGGCGGCGCAGGGCTTGGCGCGTATAACGCTTACCAGAAATTCACAGGCGGTCAAGAATATACGGGTATGGCGGGAACATACCTTGGTGCCGCGGGCAACGCTTTCGGAATATACAACGGTATTAAGCAGGGCGGCGTGATGGGCTACGGCTCGGCTGCTATGAACGCTGCGCAGCTTTATGGAGTGGGGCAAACGGCTGGGTGGTGGGGAGGCGCATCACAGCTGGGAACAGCCTTATCCGCGAGTTACGGTGTTAACGGGGCTACAGGTCTATCGGGTGCGTTGGCCGCAAGCTACGGATCAACCGCGAGCGGCCTTAATTTAGCAGCAACTCCTTATGCTCAGAGCCTCGGACAATACACAAACTTCTCAGGGTATGTTCCTCCGAACATGAGCACTGCAGGTATGGGAATTGATGCCTCTCAACTCGCGGCCCAGCAAGGCGCACAAACTGGCAACGGTTTAAGCTGGTTGGGCAAGGCTGGCGCGGTCGCTGGTGTCGCTGGCGGCCTTTACGGAATGTACTCAGGCATCGAGCAGGGTGGAGCGCGTGGAGCGGCCACATTCGGTGCTGGTGCTATCGGAGCATATGCGGGAACTGCCGCTCTAACAGGTGGAGCTTCCGCTGTACTAGGTGCTATGGGACCAGCAGGTTGGGCGGCAATGGCTGTACTCACTCTAGCGGGTATGGGTGGAGCGCGAGACTACGATCAAATTCTCCAAGAGGATTATTTGCCTGATTTGTTCGGGGTCCAGAAGGGTTCCGCGGCGGGTAACAACACAGGTGTGTTCGGTTCCGATTTTGGTGTACGAGGATCTGGTCTAAATGCCCAATTCCTAGCGAATGGGGGGGCCAACGGTAATGGCGGCTTCTTCACTGGGGCGCAGAGCTCACTGGATGGTTTCGAGGAAGCATTAAGAGCTGCGGGCTTCGAGAGCCTGAACTCCGATTTCGGTACTCTGCGCGTCTTGGATAAAGACAAGACTGTCGAAGACATAATGGAAGTTTGGCAGACCTATCGTGACGGATTGGATGAGGCTGTTAGCTATGGAGAGGTGTTTGAGACAGCCGTTCAGAACGGTTTGGTTAAACCGAGCAACCTTTTCTTTGAGAACTTCTCTACAGGTTTTGGTCAATCTTATTTCGATGCAAGGGACAGCCTAGGTTTAATAGACGCACGCTTTGATGAGTTATCAGAGAATGGCATGGCTTCTACGGATGCACTCTTCCAGTCTATCAGTGAGCACTACGGTATAGCTCTAGAGGATGCGAAGTATTTCGTAGAGCAATCGGGTGTTTCCATTGATCAATGGACGAACAACTTCTCTACTGCGAGCGATGAGAACCTGCAAAAGCTTTTTGATTTTAACGATGACGGTATCACTTCCTTCGAGAGCACAATGGGGGCGATAGGAGAGATAGGAGAACTAACCGTTGGGGGTATTGCAGATCGCTTCGGGGATCTATCAAGGACAATATCTGAACAGGGAAGGTCCGCGGTAGGTGATTACTTAGAGCAGCTAAGGAGACTCGGGGTAACTACTCAGGGCATGGGTATAACAACCAACTCCTTGAACATCCCGAGCCTAGGGGTATTCTCTAGCGCACTTAGTGGTAGCGAAACGGTGCTCCCTAGTGGTATAATAAGTTCTTCCTCGGACCAGATGTACTCCATCGGGGTTAATGGTCAGGAATCTGTTACGGTTAATCGTAAAGGGATGATCGAAAGAATAGAGAGCAAACTGGACGCGTTGTTGTCTGCGGGAGCCTCAGATAATTCGGGAGGAGTAGGCGAACTGATCACTGTTATAAAAGGGTTGGTCAAGGAAATTAGAATAGAGAGAGCGAGACCAAGCTATGCCCGTTAAGGAAATTTTACAGGACGCCAAGGAGCTGGTGGTGGTCATAGAGACCACCCTCAACAACACCCTAGATAACCCGATTGAGCTCGGGGATATTATTGCGGGCCCTTATGCTGAGTATGGTAACACTTCCTTTGACCCCCAAGCACAGGTATCCAACGCGAACGTTAAGTTAGCTACCCGCACACCGAAAGGCATGCAGGCGGACATGATATTGGAGGATGGGGTTACGTTAATCCGAGAGTCTGGATCTAAGCTCGGAGACAAGGCTAGAGCGTCCTTTGGTAGCGCTCGAATACTCAACACTCGTACCTCAGACGAATATAGCCTCAGAACTTGGGAGGACAAGAACTACACTATGAAGGTTGGGGGAGTAGTCTACCCCAAGAATGAAGCAGTCGCGGTCGCAGCAGCGCAGAAACTTGATACCCTGAGTGGAGTGGAATTGGATTATTCTGAGTACGAGATTCTTGCCACAGGTCGGTTCGGAGCCAAGAGTGTTGATTCAGATAGTGTGGGGCTTTCTATACTGCCGCTGGACAGCGGTCTGTATAAGCCATTCCCCATAAACTTTAATGACCACACCGAGGACGCAGGTGATGTTCTGCCGTACCAGTTTGGCGTACCGATCGCAACCACCCCTGCGAACCTTGGGGGTGGCATATACAAGATTCACGATGGGGTTGCGGATACTAAAAGCCAGATACTTGAGAGCCCGCTAGACTTTGTTGCATTCAGCGAAGCGCGAAAATATCACGGTCGAGGGTTGAATACATCAGCCGAAACAACAACTGACGTTGCCATAACAGAGGGTACATTTAACTGGGAAGCTACAGCAGATAATACACTTGAAGCAGACTCTCACAAGGTTGCTATTTCTGAAGGGTTCGACCTAAGCACTAATGGAAAACTCATCACCGTTAGTCTATCGGATGACAACACCCACGTACGCCGTTACACCAGACCAAACCACACTTGGTATCGAGTCTCTGATAAGGAGGCAGAATCAGCCACGGCCCCGAAAGTGAACATAGTTACAACGGGGGATATCGATATAGTTGCGCTACACACTGACCCCGATACTGCCGCACGACACAGGTCATCTTGGGTGAAGATAGCCGCGGACGGTTCTGGGACTGTCACCCTGAGTTTTGAGGAAAAGCTAGCTACCTTAGAGCTAGTTGTTCGCGCTGTGCGAGACCCGATCCAGACGGTATCGAACTGGAGCACTGCCCCAACATCAATCACTCCAGAGTTCCCTGTTACGGATGTTAAGAACCATGTAGTGCGGTTCGAGAACTTTGGAAAGCAAGAAATAACCTTCGATTATGATGCTACAGTTAGCTCAGCGCTGTGCGCGATTTGGGTTAACGAGGCGGTGATCGCTGAGCCACAAGAATGTAAAATTACTATAACAGCTGATCCGCCCTTGATATCTCCAGAGTTATCGTTTTACTTAAATGAGGGGCAGCTCATTAAGCACAACAACAGTACGCCGAGCACCATCGATGCGTCGGTGGCTAGCGCAACATTTTCTGGAAACTACACTGAGCTCACCCTACCAGTCACATACTCTTATGGTGAATTTTCGGTATCCATAACAGGAGGGGACTTAGGCACAGGGGCCACCTACGGTACGTTCACCAACGACAAGAACGGGTACTTGCTTAAGCCTTCTCTAACAACGGACGCTAACTTGGGGTGGGGCGGTCTGCCGATGCTTAAATACGACACGCGTTACACAGGCCCAAATGATGTTTATGGAGGGCAAAACTCTACGATACGCTTCACAGCTGCTTTAGTGTCTGGAGGGGGCACTGACGTTATCCGAGGAGCTTTGTTTGAGGGCACGCCTATCCCTACTTTGTTTCGCGTTACAGAAGAGCCTAAAGAATTTGAGTTTCACCTCTACAGCAATGATGCATCACACAGCACCCGTGGGCAAGGGTGGTATATAAACTTTTGGCAAGATAACTATGTGGGCAAAGGTTGGTCTGCGACAAACCCCACGATCGACTACAGCGTTGAAATAACCGAACTCTCTGTAATTATAAAGCGATCAGGAGGTGTTCTACCAGACCCCTCTGGGACATTGACCTCAGATTTAATCACACAGGATGGCGATGTTTTTGTGATCGACGAAGGAGAGCGTAAACAACTATCCAGCGTTTATTGTGACGGCTCAGCTGAAGAGTACCGCGATCTGCTGCCTAAAGGTATAGCAATCCTTGACCAGCAAGGCTATGTCGCAGTCTGCGCCGATTATGATGGAATACTTTGCTCTGCGATTGGTCGCGGGAACCGCGCAGACAACTTTGATGCCATTGATGCAGCCAGAGAGCTTTGTTTGCTTGCCGCTGGTGAAGACCTTATCGAAACAGATATAACTGATGCGCCACATATCGCCTACCCAATAACAGTTCAGAAACCACTTATTGAGCACCTGACTGACATGCTGGGGAGCCTTGATTACATGGTGATACCACAACTCGCAACAAACAAGGTTCTGGTCAAAAAACGATTTGACTATCAGAGATACCCCAGTGACTTTCTACTTGTTGAAGGGAGAGACTTTGTTGAGGGGTCTATCGTCAGCGCCAGCTCAGAGCCAAGGGAGCGCCAGTATGTGATCCACTACAATGTGGACCATGCCGACAACAACAAGTCCCTCGCGGTAACCTCCGCTTTCGGATCTCTTTATGATGGTGAGACAAAAACATATCTTAGCCCTCTGCAGGACCGTGCCCCCACAGAGGAACTGGGAGAGAGAATAACCAGAGACTCTTCCCCTAACAGTGTCTTTAAGGGAACACTTCACGGAGTTGGATGGGATATAGAACTCGGCGACGCGGGGGTTGTTAAAGCGGATGACGTTCCGCCTAACAGACCTTGTATAATAGTCGGCTTGAGCGAAGATCTTGGCGAAAGACAAACAACGATAACTTTTAAAGTACTGGAAAGGGTGATATAATGGCAGCTTCTCAAATGGCTCTTGTAAAGCCTCTAACCGATGCGCTCTATACGTATGAGTATAGAGACACAGGGGGAGCTTGGAGCAACGAAGCTCCCATGACGGGCGGCGCGAACAACCCCTATAGGAACTTCGTTAGTCCCCCCTGCGATGAATTAAGGATAACAGGTAAGACGGGTGCCGCGAGCAGTGTGGACCGAATACACTTGTCGAGTGTGGGCACCTACGGGGCTCTGGTTTTTGATAGCAGCAGCGGGCTCGTAGCGGAACCAGCGCCTAGCTTGGAAAGACCCCACAGAACTAACCACATAACCTTCAGGGTAGATGAGGAGGTTAGTACCTCTCATACCCTAACTATAACGGGTATAGGGGGCGTCTCTATGGGATTCAGGCAGGTAGTGTTTGGAAAGACTTGGTGGTCCCCCGACATGAACTATAGTTACGGATCGGCATTCCAAAACGGAGCGCAGTTCTCTTCTTCGCAGTCTAACGCCTCCTTATATCAGCGAAAGGTTTTCTCTGGTAAGGGGCAAGCTCTTTCTTTAACGGAACAAGCTAAAGACACATTACTAGATCTGGATTACTTGCTGAGCGATCTTACGATCGAGGGGTTCTGTTTGTTTGAAAGGGATAAGAATAGCGCGGCGCTAGACCAGAGCGATGTGCTCCCTGTGTTCTGTTCCACGAGCGGCATAACCCACACAAAGTACACTCATTACAGCACCTCGCTAACAATCAAAGAGGCTTTTTCAAATGTCTAACACACTCACAAGATTTCATCAACTTGGCTACTATGATTCCGCCTCTGGCGACTTCATAATGAACTCAAATGTCGAGCCTAGTCTGACCCTGCTTAACTCTGCGACCCTGACTGTAGGGGGAGACCCTGAAGGCGAGGAGTTCCCAATCTGTGTGCAGTACTCTGACCCTGTTGCGAGCGATAGCTATGATTGGGAAATAATGATAGCGGCATATTCTTACAGTGGCGGTCTTTATCGGTTGACGTATGTGAGAACTGTATGCAGCTCCAATGCAGGGGCACCTGTTGTTTTCAACTATGATGCCTCCAACCACGACAATCTAAGAATTTATGGCGTCAGAACTCACGAAGAGGATGCCACTCTTGAAGCTTATACGGATGCAGTAGACACTAGGGTCACGACCGTAGGCGGTAGAGTCACGACCCTTGAAGGTCACAGCAAAGTCTTGCACACTGACGTGTTGAGTGACGCAACAGATTACTCGACAACAGGAACGTCGATGGTTCAAATGTCGGGCATATTTACAAAAACTCCAGAATCAGGTTCATCAAATCTAAGGGGGTATATACGGCTGGATTCACGATTAGCGAAAACGTCAGGAAGCAATGACGACTGGAGGGCAAGGTTTCAGACATACTACAGGGACTCTGGCGGTACATGGACTGATATCGGGGCTTCAGTGTTTGTAGGACATATAAATTTTGCTGGATCATCAACAGGAACACTCTATCAAGATGCGTGGATTCCCTTAGAACTTACACAAAGCAAACTAAACGCAACTGGCGATTGGGAGTTTTGCGTATATGGGGAAAACGATTATTCGAATATGTCCTTGAATGTATATCAAGCGCAAGTTTACATGGTAGAAGCAGAAAACTAGGAGAACAAATATGACTGAACAAGTACAAGTTAGAACGTCTTGTTGGAATTGTCGCGGCACAAAACACAGACCTGAGATGAGTGCGAAGCAAGCTAAGGAAAAATATAAACGATACTTGGCGGGGGAAACTACGGGAGATGGTGAACCCAACTACCGCACAGAAGAAGAATTTAGGCGGTGTCGTGAATGTATCAATGGTTACAATTATGAATGGATAAATTTAACAGAGCTTAAACTGAAATGATAAAAAAACTAATACCCTTGCTATTGCTGTTAGCCCTGACCTCTTGCGCATCCCTGAAAGATGTAGACTGGGACCCCATGCCTGATGAAACCTATACGACAACAGATAAGATCTTATTAGGCTCATATGTCGTGGCTAATGTTATAGACGCTAGTCAAACGATTTATGCCCTTGAAGGTTGCGATGGAGAGTGTAAAGATATGTACATTGAAGGCAATCCAGTGTTGGGAGAAAATCCTAGTCGCGCTAAAGTTATTCTTCTTAAGTCGGCAGTAGGCTACGGCATAGGTGGGTTTTGGTTTTCTTTTTAAGTAATGGAAAAAATAACATCAGAAATTGTCGGTGGGGCTATAGCAATCGTTGTCGCTGTGATCGTTACTCTAATCACTAAAAGTAAGGGCCTCTTTAGTGCAAAAGAGAGAATGTATCAGGATATGGGCAGGCTTGCGGAGGGTATGTCTATCTTAGAGCACCAAGTGTCTGATGCGGATACTGGAATTGATCGAGCGATTATGTTTGAGGGACATAACTGTGGGGGGCCCCCTAGTCCAGACCAACCTTACTTTGTTGACGTTATTCAACCAAGAACCAGAGCATTTGTGGGACACTTAACAGCGGATCAAATTAAAGAAAAGTATTCCAACCTTACTGTGGATAGCCACTACATTTACATGCTTAGAGATTTGCTTAAAAAAGATCACGTTCTTTTTAAGGTTAGCGACATGCCGCCTTGCTTACTAAAAGATATTTATACGTCGAAGCAAGAAGAAGTCGCTCACTCATTGGTTTCTCTGGTAGGTATTAGAGGCAACAGCATAGTCTTTATTTCACAAGCGACATGCTCTGGCGAAATGAGCGCAGAGACCTTGTTTAATGCCAAGTTAGCCGCAAGAAAAATTAAAAACTTGATTCGATGAGACCAGACAAACTAATAATTAAAGATTGGAAAAAGGTCCTAGTCCTATCCATGTCGTTTTGGGCGCAAGTGATTGGGCTTTTAGTTTTGATCGTGCCAGAGGTAGTGTTTGCTTATACAGGAATAGACACTGACCCAGCAATTTTGTGGTGGTCGGCAACGCTTCTTTTAGTGTTTGGTCTGGTTGGACGGCTGTTTAGGCAAGGCGATAAAGTGTGGATAGAATGGGTCAGGATCACAGCCGTTTTGAGCGTCGTGTTCTTGCTTGCCTTATCCGCATCCTCTCAAGCTAGTGCCAGTGAAGATAAAACCTTAGACGCGGCTATCCCTTTGATAGCTAAATGGGAGGGTGTTGAGCTTAACGCCTACCTTGATATAGTCGGAGTTCCTACAATCTGCTACGGCTCCACGAGGGGGGTTCATCTTGGTATGCATAAGACTCTCGAGGAGTGCAACTTGCTTCTGCGTACAGAGGTTGCGGAGTATCGCTACGGCTGGTTGACTTACGCGATACCCGAAGCGCTACCATATTTGGTCCCTACGCGCGAAGCAGCCTACACATCACTCGCTTACAATGTGGGCATAAAGGCAGCTGGACGGAGCACCGCAACAAGGCGCCTAAAGGCGGGCAACGTGCAAGGCGGATGTGTCGCGATCGGTTGGTGGAATAGAGCTGGCGGCAGGGTTATCCGTGGGCTAGTGAACAGGCGCACCGACGAAGTACAGCTGTGCCTTATCGATCAATAACTTTCAGGAAGATAAATGATGAGTTGGGTATTAAGAATAATAGGAGCTTCTTGGTTTAAGTACCTCGGTCTTGCGATCGTTGCTGGGGGGTTGTTTTACGCTGTTTTAAAAGTTTACTGGGACTTTACGGAAATGGTAACGAAGGCAGCGCAGCACGATGTTTTGGTCGAGAAAATTGCAGAAACAACCGAACAACACAGAATAGAACTTGCTGCAGAACGACTCAAGGCTGAGCAAGAAAAAGCGCAGCGTAAGATTGCAGAACAACAACAGGGAGAAACCAATGAGAGAAGAAACGAGTGGCAGCGCAAGTATAAGGAACTTAACAGCGACTTCGAGTCTTATCAGCAGAGCACTAAAGACTGGACTAACAAGCCTTATCCTGCTGAGCTTGATCGGTTGCCAAACAACCCCGAATGAGCCTACGCTTATTTATCAGGCTCCAGAGATATACGCGGAGGAGCTTGTGCTTTTCCCAGCTCCAGACATGCCAACAGGAGACAATAGAACCAACTGTACCATGCACGACTACCGTGTCTTGTGGCAATTGTTCGCGTGTGATACTGCACAGCAGTTCCACAACCTAGTAACTCGCATTGGCGAGGGAGTCTCTGTTGAGATACCCGAGCAATGCCTACCCATACTCGATCAGGAACCAGTTTTCTGTTCTAACCAATAGGAACCACGATGACAACCTCACAAATATTTCTACTTATCGCTGCGATAGCGGCTATAGTTTGGGTTCGCAATTACTTGCAGGATCGAAAAGCAAAAAAGAAGGCTCGTAAAGAGTCCTCAAAGCCTCAGCCAACAGATGACCCTGTCGCAGGGCTACCTTATGAGCACTCAAAGCCTAAGCTACCTACGCGTAACCTTATCCAAATGGATGACGCCATAACGAAGAATACGGGCGACTCTAATGCCGCTCAGGATCAAGCTATGGCGCTGGCTTTAAATATACAGGCGGGCTACGTGCCTGCTGTATTGGGCGCAACTTGTACACGTAAATACGTAGGCGACGAATATTTAAGGATAATGCTAGACGCGGGGGGCTTAGATCAAATTGAGATAGCCCAAGGGCACGCTAAATACGAAGAAGCTCCAAGCGATCTCGGGCGAAAAATAATCGAAATGTCCAAGCTCGGAAGACTAGACATTGATCTTGGGGGACCCTGTTGCGACCTCGCTTGGGCTATGAAGAGCGGCGCACATAACCATAATATCTTTGTCTGGGCTTTGCTCGGCGGTACTTGGAATGCTCAAGATAAACATATCGATGTTAGCATCAAAGAGCACCACCGTAAAAATATGAAGGCGTCGGCTGACTTTGTACGGAGAACTCTGGGCAATCGTTTAGTTGAGATCCCTGATCCAGATTATCAAAAGTTACTTCACAAGAAGAACCTTCCTGCGCAATTTCGTGATACGGCTAAATTGATCCATGATTGGCGCAAGTATAGTATGTGGGATGCGGTTAACACTCAGTGGGTTATAACTGAGAATATACAGGGGCAAGGTGAAAGATTTGATACCGAAGGGTTACGGATCGCTGACGTCCTAGCAACAGCTGAGCGCCTAGGGATAAAATCTATCGGCGAGCTGTTTAGTAAAGCAGAGCATGGATTTCAGATAAACCAAGCAAGCCTCTAAAAACTAACCCAACGGTCCTCTATTATGACAGGAATAAGTGCTCGGAAAGAACAGCAGTTAAAGAAGCTCGTCCGTATCTGGCCCGAGGCGGCTAGTCTCTCCGACGCTTGTTTCAGGGCTGGCTTCAAAACACCCGACCCTAGAGGACAGCACCGTATTAGACGCCAAGCAGAGGAGTTTTTGGGGGTAGAGCTCCCTGCTATTAACGGCAAGCAGTCCTCTTCTTTCTGGGATATCGATTGCCCCTCTTCTCTAGATATCGCTTCCGCGAAGAAAAAGAAAGACTTTGTAATCACCTCGCACACGAACGACTCCCCCCTAGTAAAACCATTCCTGAAAGCCCAAGAGCTTTTTATGGAATCTAAGAATGGGCAGCTACTTGTTATACCAGTTCGGTACAGGAACCCTGATGCTTTTCACAAAGAGGATCAGGGTTCGTGGTCCCAAGAAATACATCCGTTTGTTCTCACCGATGATTTTCATGTAAGCAAGGATCTAGTAATATCCTCTCATCGACTGAACGCGACCCGAGTTAACCCTCTATCTGGAAACCATGCTTTAACTGGCAGGAAGAGTGTTGTTTACGGTCACCCTCAACTAGCCATGGAAATGGTCGGTAGCCCTAAGAAATTATTGCCTAAGGTAATGATGACGACGGGGAGCTGCAACAAGGCGAGGTACTCCGCAACTAATGCGGGAGGGACAGCGAAAGAATACCACACGCTATCGGCTATCTACATTAAGGTTGTCCGAGGCGGTTTTCATTATATTCAGCTCACTTGGGACGGTACAGGGTTCTGCTATGGAAACGAATACTGGACCGAGGGGGGCATGCAAGCGGTACCAGAGGCGCCCGCGATAGTCCATGGCGACTCCCACGTTTATCATGAAATAGCGAAGGTCACTAATTCAAAGTTACGCGTTAACTCATTGCTTAAACCGTTCGCTCAAGTTTGGCACGACCTTCATGATCAGGGTATCGGAGGTCATCACGAAACACTCAGGGAGCGTATCGAGCGCACCCTGAAAAAAGAGATCTTTATAGAGGATGAGGTTAGGCTTGCTCCCAATTATTTAGAGCGGTTAGGCGCAGACACCCTGAACTATATTGTTGGCGCTAACCACAACGATCACCTCGATATCTGGCACGCTAGTTTTGATCCCAGAAAGGATCCAGCGAACGCTAAGTTTCACGGATGGTTGGCGGGGGTTATGTACGGCACGGAGCAGTCGGCTCTAGAGGCGTGCTTTAATGAGTGGGGATGTGGTGCGCACTACGAGTTCCTTGATAGAAGTGCTCCCAGAGATATCTATGGGATACTTATTCAGAATCATGGGGACAAGGGAACTAACGGTTCGAGGGGTAGTCCGAAGGGTTTCGCTAAGACCGCTTATCCTGTTTTTATAGGGCACTCTCACACACCTAGGATAGAAAAATCTTGTTGGCAGGTAGGCACGAGCACGGATGAAATGACTTACGCACAGGGCGATAGCACATGGATGCTAACCGACGGTATTATCTATTTCAATGGTACCCGCGCCTTGATAAATCACATACGCGGAAAAACTATCTTTGATTTTGACTAGCTTTCGTCTACCAGCTTTGCCATGGATTTTTGGTTAAATTTACCCAAATAGAAGCCCGCTCTCGTGCTTTTCAGTAGCTCTTCGGTGGTGGTAGCCCCTAAGATTCGCGAGAGAAGGGCATCCCAAGGCACTATTAAGTGACCATCACGGAAGCCCCAGACCAAGTCCGCTCTCCCCGCGGCTTGCCCTCGAGCCACCAACCAAGCTTCTTGAAAAGGCTCGAAGGGCGGATTGAAAGCGGTGCTCGGAGAAAAGTTCTTGTCGGAGTACTTCGCCTCTATCCATCCGTTAACTCCAGCTACACCATAACTAATATCAGGTAACCCTACGCTCCTCGCATCCTCATGGAGTTGCCAGTGATAAGGAAGCTTCCGTTCTTCCGAGTACTCTTCGAGACCACGCAAGAGTTGTTTCTTGAAACTTTTTTCGTTCATAAGCTCACCTTTTTCACAGAGCCCCAGTCCTTGCCGCACTCCGCGTCAACGATCAGAGGTACGCTCAACTGGAACGCGTTCTCCATTAGATTACTTACTTCTCGTAACGCTTCCTGATGAGCGGGACCGTCGTTCGCACTGAAATCCAGTTCATCATGTACGGTGAGCATTGGGAGACCTATAACATCACAGACACCCGACTGATAAACATCGACCATAGCCTTCTTCATGATATCCGCGGCGCCTCCCTGAACGATCGCGTTCAGTGCTTTGTAAGTCATGGCTCTTTTAATACTCGGACCATACTCATGCAGTGCTTCGGTTCTTGGTTTAGGGAAAGCTCCCTTCGTCCAGCGAGCTGGTTCAAACAACTCAAACCTTCGACGACGACCAGCGAGTGTATGCACGTAACCTTTATCAGAGGCTCTCTTCATCGCTTTGTTTAGGAGCTCCTTCATAAACGGAACCTTATCATGGAAGCGGTACAGGATCTTCTTTCCTTCAGCAGGAGATACCCCTAGCTCAGCAGATAGCTTAGCTACACCCATCCCGTAGATCAAACCAAAGTTAATCGCCTTCGCTTGGGTCCTTGTTATACCAATATCATCAGCTGTCATTTGGTGAGCATCGAACAAGGGATCCTCTTCATAGAACCCTCTCATGCTATCCGCGGCAGCTCCCTTAGCGTAATGCAACGCTAAACGATACTCCACACTATTGTAATCAAGCTTGTACCATTGCTCCCCATCCTCAGGAATGTACAGAGATCTCATCGCGCTCTCTCGAGGGATGTTCTGTAGGTTAGGCTGAGAGGAAGAGAAGCGTCCCGTTACTGTTCCCGAGTCATCACCCTTCAGTTGATTGAAGTTTGGGTGGATCCTATCTCTGATAACGAAGTTGTTTATGTAGCTCTCAAGAAACACATCATGGATCTTGGTCGCTTGCTTTAGTTGGTTGATCATCCTACCGAACTCCGATCTCTCCAGAACAGCCGCCGCGAAAGAGGGGTTACCCTTCTCGGTCCTAGCGAACGGGAGATCTAGTTTGGTGTACGCTTCCAGAAGACAGGATGGTTCGTAAACGGCTATCGGCTTACCAGCCATTTCATCGATCTTCTTTTGAAGAGTGATCATTTTTTCGGCGGTCTCCGCCTGAACCTTGTCTACTCCTCCAATATCAACTCTCACACCTCGTTGTCTCATTGCGAGCAACATAGGTACCAGCGAAGCCTCCAGATCGAAGACCCCCCAAAGACCCTGAAAGGTAATTATTTTTCGTTGCTCTGACCATACTCTTAAGGGGAGGGTAACATCACCCACTCCGTAAGTAGCTACTACCTTCGGCGGGCAACGATAAATGTTCTTAGCTTGCTGAGCTCTGGTAGCTCTACCGCCGAAGTGCTCAGCACAATATTCGTAGAGTCCCTCACCATCCTTGCCCTCACCGAGCAGATCACCAGCCACTGATTCTAAAGAGTAGCTTGAAGCGTTCTCATCTATTAAGGGTGCCGCCAGAAGCACATCAATGATCTTGCCCTTTACCTCCACACCTTCTTGTGTTGATAGGTAATCCAGATCGTACATTGCGTTCGCGAACACGACCTCTCTGTCGGTCCGAGAAAGAAGTTCTCGTAACCAACCCATGATTTCTTTTTTGTCTAGGCACTCTTCCTCATAGCCTAGGTGCTCAACTGGAAGGTACCAGCCATCTACCTCCCCGTTCTCAAATTCTGCTCCAACACCAACCCCCGCTATGTAGCCACCTGTTCTTACACTAGGGCCCGTTGTTTTGATGTTGGGGTCGTAGGTTTCTGTATCCACGCAGATCCGAACAGCGTCTCGTAGATCAGGGAGTGTTTTTACTGTTGTGACGAGTTCCTTACCGTCGACTATATCTAACTTATATATTGGCATAATTTTCTCTCTTTATATGCAACTCAAATGAAAGGGGGAACAAGCGCTCCCCCTCCCAACTTACTTCATCCTATATCCAGATAGGGGATACTAGAAGTCCTCATCTTCCTCAGAATAACTTGTGCTACCTGAGCTCGCTGGCGCATCCTCATCCTGAGAATAATCTACCTTAGCCATGCCGCTAGAAACAATCTTAGCGAAATCTCCTGCCGCTAGGTAAGTTTCTGGATCAGTGATCAACTCACCCATAGAGAACTGTGGTAGCTTCCATGTGTCGTTGCCCTTCTGCTCGTGAGTAACATCCATCACGTACGTGTGGCTCCAGTCAGCTGGGCGGAAGCGGTTTGGCGCCTCTCCGATACGAACAGCAGAAATAATATCTCCCAGCTGCTTGGACCGTTTGATGCCCGTGCTCTTAAGAGCGATAACAGCTGGTTGTAAGCCGTCCTCTGTTACGTGTAGCACGTACCATACGCGAGTATCCATAACGTGGTTTCCGTTCGGATGTAAGAACCGACCTCGATCGTCCTTCGGTAAAGCGAGTGCTTCTTTTTTATCCATACTGCCGCGGAACCCGCCTCCCTCTTCTCGAGGTACCCACTCCAGCATCTGGCGCTCATAGCCGCAGATGATAACAACGATCGGTGCGTCGAAAACCTTCTTGGTCGAGGTGTTAATAATCATACCTGCTTTCGCACCCTCAACGTACTCTGGTCGATCAGAGTCTAGTTCAGGGCTCAGCTTTTGGAGTACCTTTAAAAACGGGGTGGTCAGATCATCCTGATCAAACTGGGTCGCTAACTGCGCGTCGTTTGAATAATTGATCACCGCCACATCGGTGTTCTTCTTTGGTGCAACTTGTTTCTTAGTCATTACAGTTTCCTATTTTATTTAATTACAGTTTTTTGGTAGGGGTAGTAAGTGAACGAGTCGGGCGGTGTTATGCCTTTCTCGATCATTCCCCTTAGGGATGCTTTCAGTGTCTGAGGATGTACTTTCTCCGCTTCGCTGAATTGCAGGTTGTTGGCTAACAGAGTCTCAGCTGCCTTCGCTGCTTCCTCCGCTTCGCCCTTATCAAAGACTAGCGTAAAGCTCTTCTTAATGATTTCTTCTTTACCGTTATCTCGGAGCCATTGGAAGGCCTCTTGCTCGGTAGCTTTCTTGATCGTTAGCGAAAAGTCTTCGGAGACCGAAACCTTCCGCCCATCAGATAATTCTAGGCTCTTTAGGTTGCCCATTTCTCGAAATAGCTCAGGTATGTCCACCTGTGATAATTTCATAACAACCTTCTTTTGCTCCGTTACCTTAGCCTCGAGCTGCGTTAGCTCAAGTTGAGCTCTCTCAAGCTGTCGTATGATATCCGATAGATCCGACATTTTATCGGAGGACGGAAGCTCTATTTCTAGTTGCTGAGAGTCCGCTCTCATTAAATCTTCAATGCTATTTGCCATTCTAATTCACCGTTTATTTTAAGTTAACCCACCCCGTACGGGGATCCTTCATTACTACCTGAGACACATCTTTCTTGCTCTTTAATATCTCAAGAACCTTCTCATCAACCGTGTCCTCTATTAGTAGATCGATATACAAGCAACCGAGCTCTTGCCCCTTTCGATGCACACGATCCTCCATCTGCCTACGGTCCCGAAGAGAGTAGCTGTTGGAGTAAAAGATACTCGTTGCAGCTACCACCAGAGTGTGTCCCCTGCTCATCGTATCGTTCGAGATCAGTATGTCGCAATCTGGATCATTTAAGAACCTCTGCTTCTCTGCCTCCCTCGCATCGTCCGTAACCTCTCCATAAATAACCGCACACCTGTTACCTAGTTTCTTAGCGAGCAGTTCTATCTCATCAACGAACCTCGCCCATATTATGAGCTTCGAGGTAACTGTGTACTTGTCAACGTTCGCCAGAACCCACTTTAGTTTGGGGTTATCCTTTATCGGCATTCCCTCATAAGCGAAACCTCCTGTGATTCTAGATAGTTTACCGAGCTGGTCCAGAGCGTTCTTAGCGATAACAATAACATCCTCGTTCTCTGGTATGTATAACGCCCTATCGGACATTTCTTTATACACCCTTTTCTGCTCTGCGCTCGGAGAGAGCTTGATCGGCTTGTAGGACTTAGCGGGCAGATCCATACAGTCCTCTTTCAAAACCCTCTCACTACAGCTCTCTATAATATCCCCGAGCTTATCTAAATTCCTATGATTAACAACGAACTTCTGTGCTACCTCTTTATTACCGATCAGGATTATCTTGTCGCGCATTATACTGTAGCGTGCCCTGAAGCTCCAGTAATCCTGCCCTAATATCGTTGGGCTAAGAAACTGCAGCTGGCTCCAAGCCGCTAGTGGTTTCGAATCCACGGGTGTGCCAGTAGCTACTCTTCGAACAAGAAACTTTGGCGCCTGCTTTAAGAGGTACTTTGTTCTTCTCGCAGAGGGATTACCAATATCATCGGACTCATCGATCACACCAAAGCATTTGTGGTTCTCTAGTAAATACTCGAGAGCCTTCTTTTGCTTAGGAGCGGTAGAGAAACCCTCTGTCGGAAAACAGATTACCTTAAGCTTGTCTCGGTAATTCTGAGCAGAGATAACATCAACAAAGTCTGCCTCCCATTTCTTACCCTTACCATTATAATAAGCTCGATAAATATTGTTCTCTATCGCTAGGTGCTTTGGTATCTCATCCGTTACCCAGTTAGTGTGAACCCCGTTCGGAGCTATCACTATCACACAATCTATAACTCCCTTGGAGTACGCGTAAGCCGCGTGATCAAGTATAGCTTTCGATTTACCAGTGCCTTGGTCCCAGAAGAAAGCAAAGAATCGTCTTCCCTTATAAAGATCGAAGTTCTTTTTTTGGTGACCCATCGGCTCGGTCTTTAGTATTAGCTCCGCTTCCATTATTAAAGCTTCTCGACCACGATACCCTGATACTCTGTTCGCCCGTCTCGGATAATACGAGAGAGCATCTGGTAGTTAACCTCGTAGAAGTCACACCATACGCTCAGGTTGCGTACCAAGAAAGTCTTTGCTCCAGCCTTCAAGCGGTACTTTGGTTGTCCTTTGTCCCAAGCAATCTCAGGACCCTCTTTATCGGTACGCGAAAGCTCGCGGATTCTTCTTTGATTATTCTTGTCCATGGGTATTATGCGCTCTCTTTAGTTTGTTTAAATCGTTTTGGGTTTTGGTTATAAGTTCGTCTAGCTTATCTGCGTCGTAAAAAAGTTTTTCTGAAAGGTAGGTTACCTCCTCGGAGTGTCTCTTATGGAGCCGCCAGTTAGCGAACGCGTATCCAAGACCGAACCCCAGTATTAGGTTTATCATAGCGAAATATATCTGTTGCATCTAAAACTCCCCTCTTTGTTTAGGGTATGGAAAAACTTTCGTTCTGCTTAAGAGCTCCGCCCTAAGCTTCTTAGTCTCTCTCTTATCTACGCCAAGTACGAGGGCGTACTTATGTTTTAGGGGAACCATGATTTTATCAGACTCCGCCTGTTTCTTCTTACCAAAATCTTTTAAAACCTTCTCCATCTCTGAAGGCATGTTGCCCCAACTCATGCCTGTCGCATGGTTCCAAGAGGCTTGCCAGCTTATCCCTAACTCAGAAGCATATTTTTTGTAAGCTGTCTTCTGCCTAAAGTACCTATCTGAAACAACCTTGCCCGTATACGGGTTGATGTATCTTGTCTTAGCTCCAAAAGTCTGCCCAAGGTAATAGAACCCGCATGCCTGATAGATGGTCCCTAGTTCATTTGCCGCTGGGTCGGAGTAAGCCGTGAACAAGCGGTAGGGAGTTTTCTCAACCATTTGTTTTATAGCCCACATCAAAAAGCAACTGGCTAGGTTCTTGGGGGACCAAGAAATACAAGCTCCCCTAGAAATAAGCCTCTCTAATGTTTTTGTCTCCTCCCCCAAATACTTAGAAAATGCGTTAGGCATATTAAACAAGATCACCCCGCTAAGGACCCCTTTATGGTAGCAAGCAAACCAGTTGGTTGTGTACTGGGACAACGTCCCCAGCCACTCGTGGCGAACAATAAATTCTACCAAGCTCTTCTTTTCCGCTACATCAAAAACTTCTTTAAAATCAAAATCATTCACCCTTAAAGAAGACACATACTTCTCCGTAAAACCCGACTCGGAAAGATCCTCCTCTCGGTTCCTAAGGCGGATATCATACTGCCAGCAGTGCTCCTTACTGTACTCCTTTGCTCTAGTTAACAGCATCTAAAACTCCGACTCAATGTGTTTAAGGTAGGCATCAAGTAGCTCCCTGTCAGACATAATAGAGAACTCCTTTTCAGGACTAAGCAAACACAGAGAATATCTCCTAGTGGGCTTGCTCGCTTCGTTCTTGGTTATGCTAAATCGCCTGTAACCATAGTGATCAAGTACCGCGTTAACTAACCTGTTCGAAGCGTTGCTTATCCCCTGCTCCCTTGTCATGTAATTTCTTATCGTCTGGATCTCGCAGACGGGGTGGTTCATAGACAAGTACTGCAGAGCCTCCGCCGCTTCCTCCGCTCTATCAGGGGAGGTCGTTGTTTCTTGTATCGACTCCTTAAACTTCTTCTGGCGGTCAGATTGTAGTGGCGCCTTGTTCGGTGTGAAAAGGTGCGTATCGTACTCTAACAAAAAATTAAGTATCGCCTCGAGCCCTCCATTAAAGTAAAGCCAATCATGGTACCCAGCTATCCAATCTCTGGTCGAGTCAGCTACGGTCATCCCAGAGTTCCTAACAGCGTTCGCCGAAACGATCACATAGTATCTTCTATCAGAGGCTTCAATCTCGATAGGCACCAAGTGGTTCGATAAACCTATGAACCGAGTGACGTTATCAATCTGATACTCATTAATGTATTTTCTCTTAACCGTCACCTTATCGTTAGTTACCTTTTCCTTTAATGCATTAGCGAGTGCCTTGGTTTGTGTTGAGTGACTGATACGCATTTCTTCGATCGCTACGAGCAACTTGTTCTCTAGTAGACTCGTCCAGTTGCCTAGCATATCCGCGGCGGCTATAGCGGAATAATTATGCATGCCTACTAACCTACCCATGATATCGCAGAGAGTCGACTTACCAGATCCTTGGCCCCCGATTAATATCGGCATCCAACGAACCTTCTCCTCTGGTTTCTTAATAGCGTGCGCCATGAAACCAAGAAGAGTGCTTATCGATTCTTGCTCACCATCACAGAGACTCGCTACATGAGTCAAGAATGGCTCCACATTACCCTCAACAGGACTAAGCGTTGTGGGTCTCCAGTTGTTCCAGTAGTTCTCTACTCCCGCCTTAACGATCAGCTCTTTGTTAGGAAAATAACCGAACGACTTTACGTTATTGCACTTCAGCATAGCCTGCCTGATATCTTTCTGTGAAGCAGCGTTACCAAAAATAATCGGTATCTGATTCGATTTAAGATGAGATCCATCGGTAGTGAAAACGTCCGCATCAATTACATAGGTTAGGTAGGGTAGTCTCTGTTCCAAAGGAAGCGCATCGATCTCATCGATCTCATAATCCTCTAGTCTAGTAACCTGATCACTGTACCATCTTTTAAGTGCCTCGAAAGCATCAGCTGGAAGGTGCTGTCTGAGCGTCTGTTCTCCAGCTACCCGACCCCCGCTCTCGAGCTTCGCTACGGTTGATTTTACTTGCGCCGAACGATCCTCTGTGTCTCCCGTTATTTCTCCGAGCGCTTCCACAACAGAGAGAATAGTTTCTTCGTCGTAATGGTTCTTGGCAAGGAACCCAGAGAGACCGAGCGTTAAGTTGTTTCGGGATCCGTCGGACCAATAGGGTGTTAAGAAATCACATGTCGCTATCAAGCGAACCTGTCTGAACAACCACTCTCCGCTCGTTATCACCGCGGGGGCGTCCCCGAGAAGCTCGACCTTAGCTCCAGATGGGTGCGTGCTCGGACCTACCATCGTGTACTGCGATACGTCCGAACCGTCGGTACCTCGCATTTCACAGGACATTTTATTAGAGGGAAGCGTGAACTGCTTCGTGTGGATCGGATCGTGGCCCACTGGCATATCGTATAGATAATGCGTGACCATCCCGTCCTTCTTTAATAATAGTGTTGGCGGTAAGAGGAGTGGAGCGTAGCGCCGAGCGTTAGGTGTGTCTAGATCAACATCAACGCATGTCTTACCTAAGAGCAGACCTATGTTCGCTGAACCGTTCTCATTAAATCGCGCTAGCTCCACTCCCTCTTTCCAAGGAGCTGTTTTCCAATCTTTGTTTAGGGGTATCTTTCCCGCGGGGCGTCCCGCTATGGGTTGCCAACCGAGCGAGACGTAGTACTCCGCAGCCTCCAGCGCGGAAGCAAATTCTCTGACTCTCATAGGAGCCTACGCTTTTGCTGTGATTTGTGTTGGGTTCTTTCCCGCGTACTTAGGAGATATTCTCTTAAACGGAATCCCCTTGGCTACCCTAACGTACTGCACGGGTAGCAGTATCTTGCCCGACTTATCGATAGCTTTCATGTATTGAGGGGTGCTACCAGAATAAACACCTCCCCCTACTGGGCGTGCTCGGAGGGCTCTGGTAGTTAGTATCTGATCCTTTGCTCTGCGTGATTTGTACTCAGAGAAGGATTCGTCCTCGTTTCTTTTTAAGCTTACCATTTTAAATCACCGTTCGTTCGTTGAAACTTATTTTACCACCGATCTATTCGGGGGTCCAGTTATACTTTCGTTACTTCAATACTTTTTACAAGAACCGTGCTTGAGATACCCGCGGGAGCGTTCACCCGAAGCTTGTAATTCCACCAACGCCCTTCCGATAAGCGAGCTTTATACTCCAATACCTCCGCACGCTCACCCTTAAGGTATCTCTTAAAACCCATCGGAGCGGGATCATCGTTCTTAAAAACTACGCTGCTTTTAGGCATACAGTTAGTCCTCCTTCGTATCGTTATGCTCGTACAGCCTCTCTATAAAAAGACGAGACACGATTATCCCCGCGGACTCCTCATAGTAAGGCCCAACTACCTTAAGCAGTGGTCGGTCATCAAAATAAAAAATCTCCGAGCAGTGGTGTGGAGCTATGCTCGGACCAACAATAAGCCAGTGACCTCTATCAGCCACCTCCCAGAGCCCATGGTAGGGTCGCCCGAGTACGTGCTCTATTGCTTCCGCGATAGCCGCGTCCTTCTTATCAGAGGCGTGTTGCATGGTTTTGTAGACCAGTTCTTCAACTCCGCTGGGAGTCTTCAGTTGGTAGTTCGTTGTTTTGTTCGGCATCTTGGTTTCTTTATCCCTTGATTAGTTTCAGTGCTTCCTGTAATGACTCCACCACCAGAGGTAGCATCGTAGGAGTGATCTTAATTATTTTCTGGTCCTGTAAGATCTTTATCTCGTGAGTGGCGGGGTCCCGCTGTATCTCTAGGGGGAGTATTACGCATCCCGTAAAACTATCTCTCTTGTCACTCACGCTTCACCTATAGGGTTTCTTGTGGTACTCAAAAATAGCTTCGAGCCACTCTCTTAGTTTATCCATCATTCTGGGAATAACCTCTTTTCGCCGTTACAAGAATTGCAAGTTACCTCCTCGTGCTTTGATTGATACAGAATAAGGAGCTTACCGTTCTCATCACAGTAACCGCACTCCTTGTACCAGCGCTTTGATTCCTCGTGGAATAACCAATCATCAACTCTCCCCACGGATTGTGGGCGGTCCTCTATCCATATATCTGGTCGGATCGAGTGGTTGTCCTGCAAATAGGGATCCTTTAACTGCCCCGAAGTGTAGTAGACCTTCAGACCAAGGTTAGTGTTCACCACCACTGGAGAAACCTTCTCGTCTCTGGCGGTCACAATTATGCACTCGTGCCCGTGGCTCTCGAACTCCGTTATTACATGGTCGAACGCCTTCGGGTCCTCAGAATAGGTACCGTCGTAATCGACCGCTATCAATAAATTTTTCATTCTGTTTCCTCTATTATTGCGGCGTTTATTTTGTACTGCTTTAGATCGTAATTAACTACGCCTGTTTTGAAAATTACCGTGAGCTTATCGACCGCTAACGATGTGTCGGGGAGGTGTTGCTCTAGGAGCTTAAATACAAAATCGATCCAAGGCATTTCTTTCTCCCTGATCAACTCGCCAGCAGAGAACACCCTTACCCTCACCACCAACTAGATCTCCCATAAACAAGCGGTAGCTGCCCAAGTAATCACAGCACAAGTAAAGAAATAGATCGCTCCGAACAGTGCGCACACCCATGCGGGGGCGAACAGTGAGAGCACCCAAAGAACGACCATCCCTACCGCGGAGACCAATGCGAATATCAGCAACGCACTGAGCGGAATTAATACGGCTCCTATCAGGGTAGCCCAGACAGGGTGTATTCTCGTTAACCAATACAAAAAATCTTGTCTTAAATCAATAGCGCAATCCCATAGGTAGTTCATTTTATTCTCCAAACAGTTCCATTAAATCCTTAACATCATCGTCCGACACCATCGTATCGACATACTCATCGCTGTAATAGCGTGACACATCCTCTTGGTCCCTTCTTCTGGCGGTTTTGACTTTTCGAGCCGCCTGCAATTTGGCCCTATTAGTATCCGTCTCCATGGAAGCAACAACCGCCTCAATACCTGCTCTTCGTTGAGATCTTCGGGTACGTCCTAACCCCACGCTATCAGAGCTACTGATTCTGGTTCCTCTCTGGGAGACCATAACCTCACAGGTGTTGAACCTTGTCTCGCAACATTTGCACTCCCGTCTTCGAATAACGGTCGCCCCCTCTTTACTGCTCTCCACAACCTTATTCTTGGAAGAGAGACACTTTTGGTTAGGGCAGATCATTCTTCGAGAACCTCGATAGAGTAGTTATACATACACCCCGCGAGCGCCCTAAGCAGGTACTCATCATAATCAGCATAGAACGGGAAGAACTCCTTAACAAAAAATTCGTCCCGAGGATAGCTCTGCCCTATTCGCTCGAGTGTTTTCTGGGCACTCTCTAGTACGTCCTGCTCAGTCTCAAGGACCAGTGAGAGTTTCACTAGGCTCTGATTAGCGGCGTCTATTTCCGCTATTAATGTAAGAGCTGTTTTCAGCTCCTCTTTAAGGTGCTCTACTTCAGCGCTAAGCTCCTCTATCACTTCTTCTTGGATCAGGCTCATTATTTTTCTCCTAACTCGTTGTTTTTAAAGGTTATTTATCTGTTCCTGCCCACACCACGAAGATCTGGGTTGGGGGTATTACACCGATAGCGTGGAGTAACTCACACCGATAATTATCGCCAGTGAAATCACACTGGGTTAATTTATATAGGTTAATCGGATAAGCTAATATCGTTAGTAGCAAGAACAACGCCGCGAGTTTGCTTATTAGCGGGTTCGTGGTTGGTAGCTTCTGATTGTTGTAGTTTGGTTGCATGCATCTTCTCCGCGAAATCTTTGTGCTTGGTTAATGTTTCTTTAGCTTTCTGTAGCTCTGTTATAAGGTAATCGATGTTCTCTAATGAGACCTGAACCCCCTCATCATAAGCGTACTTGTTCTGTTTAATAGTAACTACTGGCCCCTCCGATAAACTAGAGCGGACCTTTGGTTGATGTATTAGGCTGACTTTCATTAGTTGCTCCAGTTCCTTGTTGGTATATAGCGTAGTATACAGTTATTTTACTTATTGTCAAACGTTTATTTAGTTACAGCTTGTCCCAAAGCTCTAGGCCCTTGAGCTGGCGAACTCGTTTGTTGATCGCTACGAGTGTTCTCGCCGAACGATAAAAGTTATCATTAAGCACATGGTGCGTGAACACAAACCCCTGTGTCGATAGCACAGGGTCCTTGAGTAGCTCGGGGCAATCATCGGATAGAAGGTCTGCCGTAGCGCAGGTGTCCCAACAGAGGCTGCCTAAGCCCTCCTCTCTGGTGAAGTGTCCTCTTCTAAGTGCAATTTTGATTTGTTGCCCCCACTGGCTGTCCTGAAGACCCTCCTTCTTGAGCATCCTGTTTATCAGGGTAGCTTTTATTTTCTGCAGTAGGTTCATCTAGATCTCCTGAATAGGATCTTGGTCTGGGAACGTACGGTTATGCACGCCTGCCCACCAATTGCGTATCACGGATAAGGTAAGCTTACCCTCGTAATAAGACTCGTCTTCCGTAAAGAACGCCGACTCACTTGAGAACATTTCTATACCGCAATCGTTACCCCAGAGCTCTGGGCGAGCTTCGTAGTAGTACACTAGCTGGTGGCGTGTAGTAAACCCTAGGTCCTTAGAAAGCGCTCCCACTCCATCAATGTAGGTGGGGAAGTCCCATCGATCAGAGTTGTCCCGCGCCCACTCCCGCATAGCTCCCGCCTTAACAGATATTAAGTACCACCCCGCGTGACACATTGGGGTTCCGCAGATATTATCCTCGTAGGCTATCGAGGTGCTCTGCATGTTCACAGGCGCATCGACTTTCGCTAAACTGATAGCTTTATCAAAGTTGAGAACAACCTTTCGTAGCTGATTACTTGTTGGGTGATTACTTGTTGGGTGATTACTTGTTGGGTGATTCATATTAAAGCTCCTTGTAATGTACTTAAATGTACTGGTGAAAAACTAAGCTCTTTCTAGCTCAGCGATCTCTTTCTCGAGGCGCTCTACTTCATACGTGAAGGTGAGCATAGCCATATACGCGGCGCCCTGCTCGAGTATCAGGTCCAGAGGGATCCCCTGATCAGGGTGCTCCTTGGCGAAAGACTCCACCAGTAGTGTGGTGTTGTTGTAGTTGAGCCTGTTCTTGCGTAGCGCCCGATCCGCCCTTAATAACTCAAAATGTAGCTGGTCTATGTTATCCATAATTGTTTCCTCTTCCTCTGTGATAGCCTTGTAGTGGTGGTAGGTTGATGGTTTCATGTTATTTCCTCTGCGCTTCTAGCCGCTCTATTTCTTCACTAAGGGAATGGTAAGCGGACCACATCGCGAGTCTCGCCGTCTCCATTTCGGGGGTGTGGTGAGTGCTATCAAGCCCAAGACTACGAAGGTGCCCGAAGCACTCATGGATGCCGTTCTCGATAGCGTTACGTTGTCTTGTTCTTGTCTCGATTAATTCGGTGCTCATTTCATGGTCCTTGGTTCTGGTTGCTATATGCGTATTATACACATATTTGGTTAAGAGTAAAGTTTTATTTTACCTGTTTGATTCATCGCTAACCTCACTCTTTACTAAACGCCTGTATGTAAAGGCAGTAACTATGCTGGTTTCATCAAACTGCTCACCATACCCAGCCTTCATCATTCCAAACAATACGGTCTTATCTCTGGCTGATTTGTTGTGTTCCAAGGCGAGCAAGCTATCTGGTATTTCTTCAAAAGCCCCGCACCAAGAATCAACTGCCACACCACTGCCAGCCATTCTGTCTCGGCTTCCGTCTGAGTATTGTTCAACCAAGAGAAAAACCTCACCTTTTGGCAGTCGCCACTTGTCACCCATCCTAATTGTTACGCCAATCTCTGAAACGTTTAGATCAAAGCTATGATCTAGGTTTTTAAGCTGTTTCATCGCTCACCCATTCCATGCCTACCGATTCGCCCCACTCGCGGTATTCTTCGGTTACTCCAATTATTACCACCCATTCAATGTCGTAATTGTCATTTCCAATCATATTGCGAAGTGACTCCCATTGATGAACGTCACTCGTTACTGGCGCACCGTTGAGTATCTTGTAGTTGCTGAACCTGATGACATACTGAAAGCCTCTAGGCAAAACACTATAATCATCTAGCACTTGTGGCTTGTTTAGGCGTGGGCGGCAACCATCAAACATCCCCATGCCTTCACACCTAAAATTCAATGAGTCAATTTCCGTTAACTGACCGATGGTTGGGTGCGACAGCATCGGGCGCTTTCGGTCATAGAAAAACTCACAATCAAACCCACTACCAATAAACGCGCTCATATTTGGTGTTTTCATTTCGTTACTCATACTCTCTCCGTTCAAAATTCATGCAAAATTGTTATGTTCGTGTCTAGCATTCGCTTATTGTGCTGTGCCGTTATTCGCTTATGTTCGAGTTTCATTACTTTATGCTTGAGTTTTATTGCTTGCGCCTAAGCTGATGCTTCAATCTCAGCCATTCGGTTAATCTCGGCTAAGGCATCCTCGTTACTCGCGTAGAAATTCAAAGCAAAAGGCAAATCTGAGCTTTTGCGATATATGAGATAAGCGGCTGTAGCTGTTGATGTTTTCTTTTCAAGCTCATACCCAGCATCCCCTGCAAGATGCACCGCCCAACCAGCACGACAATGGCTTGTGCCGCAATGCCAATCGCCCATTTTAAGTGCGCCTTTGTGTTTGGTCGCTTTCTGTATTTCTTGGTGAATGTTCTTAATGACAGGGACATTAAGGTATGCGCCTTCAAGGTATGCGCCTCTACGGTATGCGCCTGTAAGGTATGCGCCTTCAAGGTATGCGCCTCCAAGGTTTGCGCCTCCAAGGTTTGCGCCGTCACTTACCGCCATAAAAACGGCCTGTTTAAGTTTTGCTTGCAGGGTTTTGTGCTTGCGTCCATCAACCTCTGTGGTGTAAATAGTTTTACCAAAATTGTTCTTAATTTCGTGCTTCATGTTATACCTCGGCGATACGTTTAGCGTTAAGTGTGTGGGTTTGGGCGTACATCGATCACTTCATCAGTTCCTGGGCCTTGTGCTCTAGCTTTGTCACAGCCAATACAGTCGGCTTAAGCTCGTTAGGCAGATCCTCAAAATGTCTCTTACGCGTTGATTTCGGAAGGTGGGTAGTTCAACCCCCATGATTGCTCTCATTTGCTCCACGTCGAGCCAGTTCTCTATGTCCGCGCTACTCACTCGCGCACCTCCATGCCTTCATGCTCGTAGCCTTCCTGCAATCCTAGTATTTTGACTGCGACTATTGTTACTGGTGACAAGTAATACTCAGAGTCCCCTTCATAGAGGAAAACCTCTTCTTCTTTCCATTCTAGGGACTGCTTAATATCGTCACTATTTCTGATAATAGATCCTCCCACGCCTTCATAGTCAATGCACTCAACCACCAACCCATCAGGCAAGACCATAGAGCCATCATTAAAGTGCCAGTGGTTTAGTCTTGGGCGGCAAGGAAAATATCGCCTACCCTTCACGGTATCAAATGCGCCATAAACTCTGGATGACCCCTTATTTATGCGCATAAGCTTGCCTATGTGGCAATAGTGTGCTGGAAATTCCACGGCAAACTCACAATCAAAATCCTGCCCCACAAAAACACTCATATCAATTCGTTTCATCGCTCACCTCACTCTTAGCCTTGATTGCTTTGGCTTGCTCTAGCGCGCTACTGATTGCGCTAGACCTTTCAATGAAACTCTTTTTAATTGGTGGCGATGAAACTCTTACCGCTTCCTCATAAAATGCTTTTTGAGCCTCAATCATCGCTATGATTTCATCTGCTACGCTCAACCGCTCGTGCTTCTTTTTAGCTACCTCGCTAAGTGTTTCTTGTATTGCGTCTAAGTCTATTAATGTCATTTCATCACCTTGATTAGTTCGTGGCGTTCAAATTCACCCCAATCATCTTCGTTAAAAGACACATCATAAGAGCCTAACGTAAAATCCTCGACCTCACCCATTCTCCCATTAGCCCAAACCCTATCACCAACCTTAAGATCATCTAGCTCTATGGCTATCGGCTTTGGGTTGCCAATGATTTTAAGGTTGTCATTAAAATTAACCTCAATAAGTCCATCAATATAAAATATATTTTCGTTGTTATTGCAATCGGCAGTTAGAACGTGCTTGAAAGTCAAGCAAGACCTCTGATTTGCCCACTCCACCTCAACGCCAACACAATTAGGCTGGCTTATGTAGTGCTTGATTAGGGCTATCTTGTGTTCGTTTCTCATATCTCACTCCGTTCAAAATTCATGCAAAATGGTTAGCCTTGCCTAATTTCGCTTATTGTGCTGTGCGTTAGTTCGCTTGTTGTGTTTCATTACTTTATGCTTGAGTTTTATTGCTTGTGGTTGTTGCTTTTTATCAATCGTAATTCCTGTGATGTTTATTCTCCTACCCAAAACGTTTTCGGGCGTCTGCCTCATTATCAAAAAGCTTACGCCCCCAGTGAGTCAGTTTCTCTGCGAGATAAAGAGTGTCGTTAAGAAGAAAAAACTTATTGCAAGCCTCCTCGAAGGAACTCGCCTCGACGTTCTTTGCCATAAGCATAGCGGGTCCTTCCTGCCCCGTAGCGATGAACCCTTCACACCAGATATCGTAGGATCCTGTTTGGGTCGTACTTGTCATCTTACGACCGAGCTCACTGTCCCGCGGTATGTTCTGCAAATTCTCCTGCGCGTGAGGTTCGAAGTTCTGCCCCTCCCGCAACTTTCGACCGAGCTTGATCCGAGCAGGTAGTTTGTTCTCTTCCTCGGTGAGCGCTTCCTCGGTACTTGCCAGTCTATCCGCATCGTCTCGGTCTCGCTGTATTAGATCATCTACCAGAGCCTCGATGGTTTCCGATCCTTCGCGCTCCAAATCCCCCGCGCCGTTGCAGTAATAATCTGCTGATCTGCTCTGGTCCATCAGCTCTTCAGCAATCGCCAAGCTACTCTTGTAATCCTCATCTGGAAGATCCCGATCAATAACCCGAAACGGGTTCAGGGTGCCTTGGTCCTTGGCGTACTGCATGTACTTGAGGACCTTAGCCTTCTTCTTGTCGACCATACGGTAATCCCGAAAAAGATTCAGATCAAACTCCGCATTCAAAAGCTCCGCTACCGCAAGAAGATCATTGAACTCCTCTATCAAGCGATCTTGGTTGCTCACGCCACTCAGCCTATCCGACAAACCGAATCGGTTGATCTTGCTCGCTCTGACAGCCAGCTCCCCACACTCCTCTCCTAGGACCTGCATCAAATGTTCTAATCTATTCATCGTTTTTCTCCTCTTCTATGCGCTCGGATAAGCTCTTTGTCGGGCGCTCGGGGTAGTAGGGGTAGTCCCATTCTGGGAGCCGATCCACGTTGTACTTTCTATCCGAGCCTAGCCCATGGAACATTATCCCGTGGATGAGCGCCTTGGAGCGAGCTATCTCCGCCGCTTTTCGCGCTGCTCGGTCCTTGAACCAAGTTCTTATTTTATTGATCATTTTAATTCTCCAGTAGCCCATCTGATCGTGATTCTATTAAGACCTTAACCTCGTCAAGGCTTAGCGGTCTATGCCAGAAGTCCCAGTTAACATTGATGTAAGGAAACCCCAGAGGCTTAGTCAGGGCACCCTTATGGATGTGCCCATGAACATTAACCTCCGCACGAAACATTTCTTGTGGGTGGATAGGGCAATGGCTTAGCCACATACCCTTATACTTTACGAACCCATGGATCTCTTCGAACACATCTAAGTACTCCGAGAGCTTATAGGTATCGTGGTTTCCTCGGACCAATATCTTACGGCACTTGAGTTCCTTAAGCCGCGGTAGCATCTTGGGGTCCATGGCAACATCGCCAAGAATATAGAGCACGGTTCGCTTATTATCGATAACCGCTAATGATGCCAGTACGGTCTCATCATGCACTCTAATGTCCTTGAAGCCTCTTTTATCCGAGGCGAGCAGGTGTCCTAGGTGCAGGTCGGAAGTGAAGTATACGCTCATGCGAAGGGTCTCTCCTCTCCTAGCTCGACCCAAGGTAACCAAGCGCTTGTGTCTAGTCCGTGCTCTATTGCTAATACGCCGAGGTTGTCTCTCCTTCCCTCCTTCCTCGGGTGGTCATGGATCCTTTGGATAACAATAAGCGCCTCCCGATTCTCCGAAATAAATTCCTTATTAGGCTCCTCCGAAATCAACTCCGCTAAAGACATTGAGTCCAGACCACCGCCGAAGGACATTACTGCCTCATTCTTCGGATCCAGTAACCAGCCTATAGCACAGTGGTTCCCCTCACCGTCCGAGTAGGCACACCTGACGTCCGCGTTCGGGAACTCGCTGTTCTCCGAACGCACGCAACGGCTACCCTGCTCTATCAACTTGCCAGCGATCTCATCACTGACCTCTTGTAACGTTTTTCCTGTGGTATCGATCATTCTTTTTCTCCGTTAATAATCTAGCTTGCAAACACACCCGCAAGCGAACTGGTCACAGTACTTGCACTGCCCATTATCCTCAAACCTGTTACCAAACTTCTCTCTTAGATTGATTGCTCCAGCTACTATACCTTGTATGATCGAGTTCGATGGTACGAAAGGTCTGGGAGGTGTGGGTGGAACCCTCCCAGTAATAGTTCCTTTTATCTTAAAATCGTTCTTGTCGACCATTCTTTTTCTCCTGTTTAACCGAGCTTCGCTCGAAGATGAAACCTTATTACCTTATCCCACTCCCCTAAGCTCAGAGCTATAGCGTTGTGCGGATCCTCCAGATAGCTCTCCCGATAGATCCCGCAGGGTACCGCTCGCAGGATAACGTGGCGCTTTCCCGTAACGGGGTCATCGAAGCGCATCGTGCCGAGCACGTAGTAGTTTCTGCCCTCTGAAACGATCGCGTCGTGTGCCTTTACCTGAGTAGCTACAATATTGCTCTGCCCTAATGACATGCTTTTTCTCCGATTCGTTAATCTATTTGAGTAGTATACACGAAAACAGAACTAAGTAAAGAATTATTTTACCTCTATGTTCCCGAAGCCAGTTTCGGGAACATAGAGGTGTACGTTTCTAGATACTCCTCACGCATTTCCTTCGCTAAACGAGTCGCCTCCTGTTCGTTCGCTCCGAAAGCGATCAGGGCCCTCTCCCAGTAAGCCTCCACGAGCGTTGGCAGGAAGAGCTCACCGAATCGCTTGAGAAGTGTGCGTAGCTGACTCTCTCTCAGAGCAGGGCGCTTGTTCCTTGGTTTATGCCTTCTCCTGATCTTCAATGTAACCCCGCAACCCAAGCGCTGGCGAACTGCTTACCGTTACGGAGAGCGTCCCTGTACGCGTCTACTAATACGTCGACGTCCGAGTATCGGTTTACTCTAAGCACAACACCATTGAAGCTGAACTCAACTATCGCGAAATCGAGTGCTCGTGCCTTGTGCTTAGCTTCCTCTATTGCGTCCACTACATCACAACCCAGATTAAACTCGATCCTCAGTGTCGCTTGGGATCTGATCGGCATTTCTTTCATGCTTCTAGCTCCTTGGGTAAGAGTGAATTTAAAGGTATCTCGGGTATTGGGTCCGCGTTCGGGCAAACCCTGTTATGAACCTGCGCCCACCAATTACGGATCTGGTACAGAGAGCTCACGGGTTCTGGATCCTCCTCTGGACTGAATGCGTTTCGGCTCGAGAACATTTCCTCGCCGTAGGTGTTGCCCCAGACCGAGGCTAAGCTAGCCCAATCCTCTAACTCCAGCTGCTCCTCGAAGCCTAGGTGCTTCGCCAGCAACTCTGCCCCATCCTCGTACTCGAACGGGGCGAAGGGCCCCGAGTCTCCAAAAACATTGTTAGCTGCCGCATACCATCCACCGTGGCACATCGGGGTTCCGCATATCTCATCCTCTGAGTCGGCTATAGATGTTTCATACATATCAAGGTGGTTCTCTAGCTGAGCGTGCGGAAGCACCTTATCGAAGTTCGCTATCACTCTCTTAAATTGATCGCTTGTTGGGTTTTTCATTCTCATTCCTCGGTTTTTGTGTTTTGGTTTTAGGTTCTAAGTTGTTGTTTTTAAAAGGTTTTTGTTGGGTCAGTCTCGAACTCGCTGTAAAAGCATTGTCCGTCGCTGACCCTATAAAGGTTCACGGAATAGAGCCCATCAGAACAGGTGGCTCCCTCATCATCCCATTTGACGTCGTTTCCTCCAGCGCGGGCGAAGTACAGGTATCGATTACAGTCGCAAGAATTATTTCCTTCTCTCCAGTTGAAGGTGTGGATCTCTGTGTCACCCTCAAAAATAAACAGCTCCGTCGAGTGTAGTCGGGTCTCGCCAGTATCGTTCCTTCTGATCTGGGCAGTACAAGCTACTCTGATCGCGTTTTGAATTGCGTTCTTCATTTCTTGTCCTTGGTAATTACCCTGCGTTAAAAGATGCGTGTATTATCTTGCTCTCGGTCCCGAAGTAGGCACCGATTAACTCAACCTCAAGATCCGTGTCCCTATTAACTGGGAACTCACGCTCGTGACCGCGTGGAGACATATAAAGGGCCTCCCGTACATTAATAGCGGAACAAACGAAACTCTCGTACTGATCATAATCGACCTCATCCACTCTTGTGACTAGGTAGATGTTTCGTTTAGTTTCTTCTCTAACCTCTTGTTTTTGCTCAAGTTTCTTCAGGCGATGCCTGATTTGTGAGAGCTCATCAGCGAGGATGTATGCTTCTGCTGCGTTCATGCTTCCACTCTCCCGCGGATCTCTTTCCTTGATCCGTGACCGATAACAGCGCACTTATAGTGCCTAGGCGCCGCGGGCTCGCTCCCATGACCATCATAAGCAACCCTCAGGCCCTCCTTATCATCTACGTAGAACTCGCCGTTCATCAGGGGACCATAACAAATAACTGGCTTCCCCGTTCTTAGTGCGTGCTTGATTTCTTGTTTGGTTTTCATTACGCCTCCCGTCCTAGGTGATCAAGGTTGAACCAATGACCGTTGTCGTTCAGTCTTTGGAAACCGCCAGCTTGATCGATCACAACACAGAACTGTTGGTTATCTTGGCAGAACCAGAATGTGTCTCGCTTCGAGTTCTCCGCATCTGGGCAGAGTCTACGAATCATGTTGCTCGCTAATTTCGCGACCGAGTGGTTCTTCTCATCGCTGTCCTGAATCTCTAACTCTATCCATACTCTGTTCATTCTGATTCTCCTTTTAACACGTTCTGTGCGTTGTTCCAGATTAGTTTAAAGCTATCAACCCACTGTTCTAGAGTTAGGTGGGAGTAACGAGCTACCATAACACCCGTATCGGTCCTAGATAAGATCTCCGAGGTGCGCTCGTCGTCACTGTAGAAATGTGCGCTCACGTTCGGCTCTAGAAATACCTTAGCATCAACACCCGTTACTTCCTTTATAGCAGTGTTGATTCTGTGGCTGGTCAATCTCTTCATTTGTTTCTCCGATAAACTTTAACTGAAGGTACAGTATACACGAAGCTTACTTTAAGTAAAGAACTGTTTTACTATTATTTCAGGGTTCTTGGTTCTTTTTGGTAAAAAAGTGGTTCTTGGTCCGAGTTTCTTATGACTGGCTGCGGGGTGCTTGGGACAAGTTTTTTGGAAATCGGAGCTCCTTTTTTGAGTTTTGGTCCGAGGTCCTTGATTCTTGGCTACTGGACATGTGTATGGTTTATTACAACGAGTTTATGTTTGTGAGGGGTTTTAGCTGACATTTGTCCATTAGAGTACAAGAGTACAAAACTTTCGTGTACTTTTGTACTCTTCTTGTACTCTCGAAAAACCCTTTAAAATCAAGGAGTTAGGAGAACGAGGACATAGAGTACACTTCTATTACTACTTTTAAACTTTAGAAATATATAATAAGGGTTATAGGGTTCTATAAACAGAATCTAGAATTTAAACTTTTTTGGGCTTTTTTCGAAAAGTTTTGTACTCTGGCGGTTTTGCGCTCGTAAGTCCTTGATTTTAAAGGGAAAAAGAGAGTACAAAACGAGTACAAAACTTCCTGTACTTTTGTACTTTGTGTACTTTGAGAGGTAATTCTTACGTAAGTCATTGATTTCAAAAGGTTTTTTTGAAAAACGAGTTTTGTACTCTGGGATCAGAGAAGGTTTTGGTTGCCGCGGGCAGAGTAATGTTGTAAACTACTCTCCTTCAAAACATAAAGGCACTAGTTATGGATTCAGAGACAGCAGAAGCTTGGAACAAAGAGAACTGTGTTGGGGATATCGATTCGGATGATATCGGTACTGGAGCCAGATACAACTCTGGTAAACCAGACTACTCGTTGATCATACTCAAGGATATGGGCGGGCCCCAGTTCAAGGATCCTGTGCTCCGCGAGTGTTGGAGGAACCTATCGGACTTTCAGCTCACTGGAGATATTGAGTTCATTAGAGTACTCGGAGACAAAATAATGCTCCAGCTCGCAGCAAAATCAAACCTAACAATATCTGAATACTCTGGGTACGACTCGGTAGCGCACGTTTGGGAGTTTGGTAAACGGAAATACAAAGCTTGGAACTGGGCTAAGGGAATGCCATGGAGCGTCCCGTTTGGTTGTGCAGCAAGACACCTTCTGAAGATGAAGGATGATCCTTACAAGAACGATGATGATAGTGGTCAGCCCCACTGGGCGCACGTAATGTGCAACTTGCAGATGCTTATGCTCTACGCTAGAGTTTATCAGAAGGGAAACGATCTGCCATACTTGGCGTGGAAGAAAAAGCCAGTTGAAAAGGTGAAAACTATGGCTGACAGAATTTATCCGAAAGAAGGAAAAGAAGGAATCTAACTGGTATTGATAGCCGACCTCTTGGCGTATCCGAGGGGAAGTCAGATCGGTCAACCGCCCGACCGTTATCATGGGGCGGACGAATACCATATGAGCTGTTTGTGGTTTACATATAGCTCAAAACACATAGCATTTATTATGCAAAGAGAGGAAGTTATGAACGGTCTGGATTATGTTTCTTTTATCACTATGAGCTCACTTGTAGCGGTTGTTTGGTTTGGAGCGGCTTGGTGCATCAGTTATTGGATACACTCGAACAACGACGACGATAACGGTCTTTAGTTTTCGAAACTCGAATCACAAAAACCAAATTAGGAAAACCAAAAATGAAATCTGAAATTCAAAAAACCAAAAAAGATTTTCGAAATTCAAAAAAAGAAATTCGAAATTCGTTTTCGGAAATCGAAAAACCAAAAACCAAATCCCAACCTGACCTTGTGTCTTTGAGGGTGGTCCGCAGAGCGAAGGCCGAAATGGATCAAGCGATCACGGACGCAGTGAACAAGTTCACCAGAATATCCGACGGCATGTGCGTACATAATGTTGATATCCATTATCGGAAGAGATCTGGTCAGTCTGAGGATACTGCGGAAGTCATTACCAGAACCCAATCGCTGTAGATGACTAGTAAGGACCCATCAAGACGGCTCTTGAACGATCTTCTGGAGGAGTGGTCGCATCAGGTGCTGAGCTCTAATAGAGGTAGTTTAAGAGAGCTGGGGCATAGATCTTGGCTAGGAGAGCTCGTTAAGAACAACAACGCCCAGAATAATGTCTACACTCCACCGCCAGTACCGACCGACAGGCAACAGGAACTGGTAACAGTGCTCGAGGACAGGATAAGGACCTTGTCTGAGGAAAGGAGATCAGCCTTGTTTGTAGAGTATCTCACGCCCAGAAAAAGTAGGTCCAAGAGAAGAGAGGACTGGTTAGCGGCAACAAACAGGACCCATGGCGCTCATCGAAAGATGATATCACTGATCAAAGATGATCTAGCTAAGCAACTTATAGCAGTAATCGATCACGAATAGTTTATTTTTAAGAAAAGTTTTACCTTTGTGTTTGTTGAAGAGCACGTTCGCCCTCTCCGTTAATTCAGAGAGGGCTTTTTTTCGTCTACATGAAAGTGCAACTTCGACCGAATGAAAGTGCAACTTGCATCTGTGGAACCGCGGCAACGAAAGTGCAACTTCGGTGGGAGCAAAGTGCAACTTGCATCTGTGGAAATATGGGTGAAAGTGAATCCGTGAGGACTATTGATTTCGTGAATGGGGGTGGGCTTTGTCATTGATTTGGTGAATAGTACCCGATCGCCCATGATTCATTTAGTGAATGGCGGACATAAGTTTGGTGAATGGTCCGATACTGTACGTATATACAGTATAAAATAAAGCGGAATAATGGCAAAAAATAGCTTGACAATCGCTGAAAATAGC